TCTACGGCGAAGTGACTGCACGCGACGAGGCATGTCAGGCTCTCGCCACCGACGCCGGGAAGGACTGGGTGTCGCCGAAGGAGGCTGAGCGGCTGCGGAAAGAGCACCTCGAAGACCTGAATGAGCTTCGAGCCGACCGCGACAACCAGAAAACGTGGAGCGTGGCGCTTTATGCGCACGTCTGCCGCTTGACCGGGGCTGACCCACGGAATGGCCCGAATGAGATCCTGACCATCGCTGCCAGTCATCAACAGCGGTGGGAGGAGAAGTGCGCACAGCTGTGCAGGGAAGCCACCATCGCCGAGGCCGAGAAGTGTCGCGCCATCGCCGACGAGCACCTCAGCAAAGCGTTCGAGGGAATGGCGATGCTCATCAACCACACGGTCTGCGCGTCGAACGCGCTCGCTGACGAAGTCGATCGCGTGCGGAAGGGCGGCGTCTGATGTTCGCCGCTGACACGAAGGTGCCGGTGCACCGCAGCCAGCAGGAGATTGAAGAGCTGGTGCGCGCCGCCGGCGCGAAGTCGTTCTACCGGGGCGACGACCAGGGGAAGGCGATCATCGGTTTCCAGATTCGGGATCGCCGGATCCTCTTCGAGCTTCCGCTGCCCACCGCGAAGGAATTCGAAACGGTGGTCCGCCGCGGCCGCACCATTCGCGTTCCGCCCGGGCAGGTGGCGCAGCTCCTCGAGCAAGCGACGCGAGCTCGGTGGCGTGCTCTCTCTCTCGCCATCAAGGCGAAGCTGGTGGGCGTCGAAGCCGGCGTGGAGAGCTTCGACGAAGCGTTCTTGGCGCAGATTGTCGTGCCGCACGAGGGCAGGGCAGTGCGCTTCGCCGCGGTGGCGCTGGCAGCGATCGGCGGTGCGTACAAGGACGGGAAGCTCCCGCCCCTGCTCGGGCCCGGTGGTGGAACGTGAAGGCGCTCACCGTGTTGCAGCCGTGGGCGTCGGCGATCGCCAGCGGGAAGAAGCAGGTCGAGAACCGCGGGTGGGCGCCGCCGAAGTGGCTCGTGGGTCAGGACCTGGTGATCCACGCGGGCAAGAAGCCAATGGACGAAGAGGACGCCCGCGAGGTCTTTGGATTCCTCTTTCCGGAGTTCGAGGACGCAGACTTCCTGAAGCACCCAGCGGCCTGGACTGCGTTCAAGAAGTGGGTGGAGTCGATGCCCATGGGAGCCGTCGTTGCGGTCGTGCGCGTGCGCGGCACGATGCACAGCCGGCTCGCCACTGAACACGGGCAGGACGACTGGCACATGGGCGAGCTCTTCAACAATCACGCATGGTGGTTGGAGAACCTCCGTCTGCCCGCGATGCCGATTCCATGTCGTGGAAAACAGGGGCTCTGGGACCTGCCTGCTGATGTCGAGAAGGCGCTTCTTCCATCTCTCTACGCCGCGCCGGTGCGCCAATGAAGAAACGGAACCGCGTCACCACGATCGACCCTGCGCTGATTTGCACCAACGGAGATCACCTGGTGCTGGAGATTTACGACAACGACGTGCGCCACCGGGTTCGCGTCGTGCTCGGCGCGTCGTGCGTGGAGGCGATCGCCGGCGCACTCTGGGAATGGAAACGCGGAAAGCAGATGTCGCTCGATCGCGCCAGCAGTGCGCTTCGGGGCGGCCCGTGAAGGCGCCCGTCTGCCCGGTACACCGCAAGACGATGAAGAAGGTGACCGGGAAGTGGGGTCCGTACTTCCAGTGCGGCTACGGGTGCGACCGCGCGGCGAAGATCAGCCGAGACGGAACGGTCGGCGAGGTCTCAGACGGGCCGACGCGACAGGCCCGCATGGCGGCGCACCGTGCCTTCGACGTGCTGTGGAAGACCGGCATGATGAAACGGCCGGACGCCTACGCGTGGCTCGCCGGCGAGCTCGGCACGGAGAAGCACCTCACGCACATCGGCATGTTCTCCGTTGAGCAGTGTCACCAGGTGGTGAAGGTGGTGGCTGCGAAGCTGCCGGGGCTGGTGAAAACGCTCATAAACCCGGTTTGATCTCCCGCGCCCGCTGATCAACCCTTCAGTCATGAGTGATGGCGACCGAATGATGAAGGAGAAACTTGAAGCGAGCGAGTACGCGCGCGTGACGCCGCCTCTTTCCCTCGGGGACATCAAGAAGATGAACGATGACGTCCTGAAAACGACGTTGGGCGAAATGCACCGACGAGTGGTGGCGATGCGTTTCGATGGAGGCAGGCGATCGCTTTCCGTTCAGGAGGGCCATCGACTCGACCTGCTGGTTGATCAGCACGCACTCCTGGCCGATGAGGTCTCCAACCGCGAATCCGAGGATGACCGGAAGCGGAGCATCGCCAACTTTGCTCTCGACAAGAGGGCGTTCGTCTTCACCGTGATGGGTGCGGTTTTCGCCTTCGGGGCGTGGGCTCTTCCAAATTTCTGGACGGGCCTCTGGGCTTGGATCTCGAAGTGAAGAAGCCCGCCTCTCCGCTGCAGGTCACGGCCGCCTGGCCGACCCCGCGCACGCACCGCGAGACGTACGCGGAAGCGCTCAAGGCGGCCGAGCTGGAGTTCCGCGAGGCACAGGCGGGCCTCGACGAAAGTGACGCCAGCAAAGCCCGCTACGCGACCGCGCTGGGCACGTACGACAGGCTGCAGGGTGCGTTCCCGTTCGTTGCGGCCGGCGCTGGTGACGAGGAAGTCTGACGATGCATCTGCGAGTGACTCAGCCAATTGAAACCGCCCCGGCGAACTACGTTGGGAGCGTCATGCGCTTGGCTTTCGCCCATGATCCCGACAGTTGGGTGAAGGCAGGCGGCGCGCACATCGACGGGCCGATGAATCTCTGTGGCGAAGAAGGCGAAGGCTCGACGGATCCGCACCACGTGAAGTGCGGTCGATGCCTGATGTCGATCGAGCAGCTGGTGCCGCTGGGTCTCTTGGGCATCGCACGGACAAGGGACCGTCAGGAGTGCGTCTCCTCGCTCATGCACGCCGCTTTCCCGTGGGCACCCGCGCTGCTGACGTACCGACACACCATCAGTTACGACGTCGGCTACGACAATCAGCCCGAGGTGGAAACCGAGTTGGTCGCCACCCATGCGCCAGCGTACGCGCAGTCTGTGGAGCACTTCGATTCGTTCGATCAACTCGCGGCGGCATCCACCATCACCGTTCGCGTCAACGACGCGTTCGCCGGCAGCTACCTCCTCACTGGCGTCAACCCAGACTGAGTGCAGGCGCCTGCACTGTCACCCCCGCCTGCTACTTCCTCGGCATGACCCCGAAAGAGGAAGTGAAGGCGGCACTCCAGAAAGCGGCCGCCGACCTCGCGCAGATTGCTGACCTTGCCGAGCGGGCGAAGGTCATCGACTACACGGACCGGCTCCGCATCGGCCTCGCGCTGCAGCAGCTCGAGCGCGACATCGCCCGGCACCGATGACTCAGTCGGCCTGAATCGTCGGCTCAATCTCGATGGTCAAATAACCGTCGTTGGGAATGGTCCACTTCCCAGCGTCGTCGTCGACCACCCGGAACTCGCCGCGGTACTTCCCCGCGGTGGCAGTGTCGCCCTCGGCCCAGTCGTAGCGAACCTCTCCCGTGTCCGCGTCGACGAGCACCGCGTCGGCGTTGACGGTGAGCGTGGTGTCGTCCTTCTTCCACATGCGGAACTTCACCTCCGCGATGGCCACCGCGCTGCCGTCTGCGGCGAGAAGTCGGCCGGGAATCGAGGGGCGGGTGTCGCCCTGTTTGATGAAGAATTTGTCGTTGCTCATTCGTCCTCTGCGGTGGTGAGTCCGTCGTTGGAAAGCCGGGCTTCGGTGCGGCCGTCGTGCAGCAGCGCTGCCTTCGAGCGGCCGTCGTCGCCCAGGAGCACGCGCGTGCGCCCGTCGCTGAGCAGGTGCTGCGTGAAACGGCCGAGGAAGGGCTCGCGGTACTCGTACAGGTCGGCAATTTCCTGCGCGGTGAGCAGCCGGTTGTAGAGCCGAAGGTCGTCGAGCCAGCCGGAGAGGGGCGTTTGAATCAGGTCTGGTTCAGCCGGATCGACGTTCGGCGTGAGGCAGTTACGAGCCGCACCCACTGAGAAGCGCGGAACGGCGAACGGGTACGAGCTGAAGTTCGGGAGTCCGACGAAGGTGTTGGTCAGCGACTGGCGAAGAGTTCCGTTGGCGTACAGGTCCATCACGATTCGCCCGGCGACGTGTGCCTTGTTGATGACCACGTGCACCCACTCGCCAACGGGTGGGCTGTAGGCCGTGAAGCTCCCGGCGTTTCCGAAAATGCTGCCGCTCCCGGGGTAGTAGCTGGTGAGCCCCTGAAAGATTCCGCCCGACCCGTTGGTGAACCGAATGCGGGTGGTCATTCCGGTCTCGGTGATGCCGTAGAGCGAGCGCTTCCCACCCCCGTGCATGATCCAGATGATCCCGGAGTTGTTTGGTGCAGTGGTGTACGTGTCGCCGGCGTCGAGCGCCCTGCGCTTGAACCAGAAGGCTGTCGACCACTCAGCGTCGTTGAAGGCTGCGAGCGCGGCGGCGCTGATGTTCCCTTCGGCGATCGCGTCTCCGAGAACCACTGTGCCGGGGCTGTGAACCTGAAGGTTCTCCCGGCTCCACTCGCGGGCGAGCCGGAGCTTTCCCTGCCGCCGCTTCGGGTACCCGGTCGCGCCCGTGGTCACCACCAGGTTGAGCCCGCCCAGCTCGTCGGCGATCGCTGCGTTGCGGGCGTCGTCCATTCGCCAGTGCGCGTACAGGCCGCCAGCCGTGACGGTGCCCGCCGCAGACGCAGCCATGGCGGCCAAGGTGGCAGCGCCAGTACCCGTCACCCCGGCGACTGAAGTGCCGGTGGCACTGCCCGTCATGGCAGCCAGCGTCGACGCCCCAGAGCCCGCCACGCCCGCGATGGTGACCGTTCCGCTGCCAGTCCCGGTCATCGCAGCCAGCGTCACCGCGCCCGTGCCAGAGACCGTCTCCGCGCCCGCTGCGCCGGCAATCATCGCGGCGAGGGTGGCAGCCCCTGCACCAGTGGCGGTTTCGACGCCAGAGGCCGCCCCGGTCATTGCGGCGAGCGTTGCCGCGGCGGTCCCCGTGAAGGTTTCCGCGCCCGAGCTCGCGCCCGTCATCGCCGCCAGCGTGGCCGAGCCGGTACCGGTGAACGTCTCGGCGCCGCTCGCCGCCCCGGTCATGGCCGAGAGGGTCGCGGCCGCGGTGCCGGTGAAGGTCTCCGTGCCGGCGGAGCTGCCGGTCATCACGGCCAACGTCGCGCTGGCCGTGCCCGTCATGGTCTCGGTGCCCGACGCAGCGCCGGTCATCGTGCCGAGCGTCGCGGCACCGGTGCCCGTCACAGAGCTGCTGACGGTGCTGACGGTGACCGTCTTGCGGCGGCGGCCGGTGAGCCCCGGCCCGTCTTCGGTCTGCCACGCGCCTGCACCAGGGGCCGTCAGGTTGTTCCCGTTGCCGCTGTAGTCGACCAGCTTCGTGGTGCTGTCGAGCAGCGGCCACCACGCGCGCAGGTTGGTGCGACGGCCCGGGCTGCGGCGCCACCGCTCGTTTGCCACCTCGTTGTCGGTGAGGACGGCGTCCCAGAGCCGGGCATGGGCGATGCGCCCGTTCCAGAATTCGGAGAAGTCGGTGGTGCCGATGGTGCAGTGGTGCGCCAGCGTCATCACGCTGACGGTGCCCGTCACCCGGGTGATGCTGCTCGCGTTCTCCGCTGCGATGTATCCGACGCCGGCGCCAGAGGTGCCGACCGAGTATGCGACGAAGTAGTTCGTGCCGACGGTGAGCGCGCCGAAGTTGAGGACCGCGGTACCTCCGCCGCTGTGGTCGAAGAGCTTGAGGGTAGTTCCGTCCGCTTCCGTGCCGAGCTCGTTGAACTCGACGCCGAGCGAGCTCGTCTCGATGGCGAAGGCGATGCTGTAGTCGTTGCGGTCCGTGACGATGCGCAGCCACGTCGCGAACGTGTACGCCGACATGGAGGCCGGCGTGCCGCTGTAGAGAAGCCGGTCTGCGTAGGCGTCGAAGCGGACGGCCACGGTCCACCTCCCTTACGCAGCGGTGAACGACACCACGACGCGCTCGAGCAGGGCGTCGATGCTGTTGAGGGTGTCCTGTGAATCACTTCCCAGACGGCGAACCCGGAGGAAGCCCGCGTCAGCCTGCGCTACGGAATCGGTGTTGCTCAGGGTGATGGAGCACTTGTGCAGGCGCTGCGCGGTGGTGCCCAGGTGCGAATCGACGACCGTCTGTGCGGTGGCGAGCGACTTCGTCTCGACGTCCTGCGTGTCGGTGTCGGCAGTGATGGCCGCGAAGGCCGCCTCCCACTTCACGTCACCCGAGGTGCCGCTGTCGGCGTACCAGTAGAACTCCAGCGTCATGTTGCCGCTGCCGAATTGGGCGAGGTCGATTTTCCAGAAGGCCGCTTCGTCGAGCGAGCCGGCGCCGTCGAACGCGAGGGCGCTGACGGGAATGCTCGTCCCGTTCCGCACCAGTTGCGGGAAGGTGGTCGAAAGAAACTCGGCCGCCTCCGGCTCGAGCGTCTGTGAGGCGGTCGCCACGGCTTAGGCGTTGCCTTCGGTGTACGTGAAGGACGTCACGGCGACTGCCGCGCCGGCGACGATGCTGGTGGTGTTGAGGTTGAGGTCAGCGCCCGAGGTGCCGACGCTCCCCTGGGCGACGCAGGTGGTCCCGTCCGATTTGTAGATTCGGTAGAAGGTCGCTGTGCCGGTGGCGTCGGCCGTCGAGTCCGTAGTGATGCTGTTCGCCGTCAGCACCCCGCTCGCAGCGGCCGCCGCGAAGGTCGAGCTCAGCGGCAACTCGGCGAGCAGCGTGTTGCCAGAGAGCGCCGTGGCAGGGGTGGCGGGAGCAGTGCCGCTGTAAATGCGCAACAGCCCCGACGTGCCGATGGTGGTGGTGATGGCGTCGAGCTTCGCGTTGCGGCAGGCGGTAGAGAGTTGAACGGTCATGGTTCAGGGTCCTTTTCGAAGCTGAGTGATTGCGATGACGGTGCCGGCGCCGAGCAGCGCGCCCACGACGAAGGCGCCGATCACCCAGCGCGTCGGCATGTCGCCGGCGTGATCGGCCAGGTTCTTGTTCTCGGTGCGCAGCTGCGCCAGCTCTTTGCCCGACGCGGAGAGCTGCGAGTCGTCGAGCCAGGCCCCGCCAGCGACGTCCTCGACGCCACCGTCCGCGGTGTGCAGGCGGGCCGCGGTGACGTCGACGAGGCGCTGCGCCTGAGCGGACAGGGCGAGCAGGAGGCAGAGCGCGAGCGCCTTACGCATCGACGATTTCCCCGTTCCGAATCCAGCCATGCCAGCGGCACGGAGGGGTCTGCGCGTCGATGCTCGGGGTCACCGTCAACGTCTCGACGGTGCCGGTGTGCTGCCACGCGTGCTCACCGGTGAGCGGAATGACGATGTTGTGTTGCTTGCAGGCCGGGCAGAGGAAGCGCAGCAGGTCCGTCGTCAGCTTCGGCTTGAGTGCGGCGAGCTTCACTTGCGGCCGCCGTTGAGGTTCTCGAGCACGCGGGCCTTCTCTTCGGCGGTGAGCGGGGGAATCGACGGCGCCGGCGACTTCTGCAGCTCGGCGATCGCCTCGGCCTTTGTGCTCACCTGGTCGGCCGCGGCCGCTCCCGCCTCTTTCGCTTCGGCAATCTTCTTCGCGCCGACATAGAGCCCGACGGCTGCGAGACCTTCCATGATGGCCGTGACGATCATCCCCACGTCGATCGGCACGCCTGCAGTGAGCGTGGTGACGACCATCGCGGCGAGAGAGCCAGCCGTCGGCAGCGCCCAAAGCACCACGGGGTTTTCGAGCGGTCCCTTGAGGAAGGAAATCTTCGAGCCGAAGCGGCGCACCACCTGCGTCACGCCGACGATGCCGAGCGCGACCGCCACGCCGTAGTGGCCGCCGCGAATGTGGGCGATGAGGTCGACCAGCAGCTGCACCAGCGGGTCCTGTGCAGGCGGGGCGACTGGTGCCGCGACGTCCTGGGCGAAGGCCGCGCGCGAGAAGAAGAGCACGAAGGCCCAGACAAGCAGGCCGACGACGAGAAGCACCCGGCGCTCAAGCGACTCGCGGGCGTTGCGCTGCAGGTGGGTTTCGAGCGGGTGCATGCGGCCTCTCAGGCGTGGGTGAAGAAGCGGACTTCCTTGCGACCGAAGCCGCGGGAGAGCGGAAGGCTGTTGAAGTTGGCAAGCCCGGCCTGCGCGATGAGCAGCTCCGAACCGACCGGCGTGGGCACCGCGAGCGCGACGTGCGACGGCTTCCAGCTGCCGTCAGCGCGCTTCTCCGGGTTCACGAAAGCGACGACGACGGGCTGGCCTTTGTTCGCCGCGGTGAAGGCCGGGCCGCGCTTCACCTCTTGCCAACCGTGCGCCTGGCCGACGTCGGAAGCCAGCCACTCAATCTGCGCGCGGGCGAGCATGCCCCGCGGCACCGGCACCTCGAGCAGCTCGAGCGCGGCTTCGAGGAACTGATTGCAGAAGGTCTCGTCGACGCCGTCGCCGGTGAGGTCGCGCTTCTTCCAGAGCGGGTTCCGCGCCGGGTCGAGCTTCTCGACCAGCGTCTTCAGCGCTTCCGGGGAGCGGGGCAGGCAGGCGAGCGTCACGGCCGCGACCGTCAACCGGCTCGGGTCTCACGCTCTACACCCCTGTATTTCGGGTTGGATCGCTGTACGTATGTTCAGGATCCTGTCCAGAAATTCAGGCATTCTGTGGACGTTGTCGACTCACCCCTGTTACGAATTTCTCGACACACGGAAGAGGGCCGTCACGGAGGACGCCAATGTTCGAAACCGAGCTGAAGTACTTCATCGACCACCAGGATGAATTGGTGAAGAAGTTCAACGGGCAATACCTCGTGCTGAAGGGCACTGAGGTTGTCGGTCACTTCGAAACTGCGCTGAACGCCTTCCTCGACGCGTCGAAGAAGTTCACCGCCGGGACGTTCATGATCCAACCGTGTTTTGCCGGTCCGGACGCGTACACCGTCACGGTCGCATCTTCGTTCGCCCGCTGAAATGGCCGTTCCAGGATCACCAAGTTCAAGAAGTGCCACGGCAACGCCGTCTGACGCCCGCAGTGCAGACGCCTGCACTCACCGCCTGAACACCTGATCCCTTGTCGGCACCGCGCACCCGGGCGAGGGTCGGGGCATGAAGACTCTCCTCGCGGTAGCGGCTCTCGTCGTGCTGCCCGGTTGCCTCAGCGCATTCTACAAAGACTCTGTCCGCGAATACCGCGTGCGGGCCGAGCCTCTGCTGTCTCCAACAACCCCTGAAGTTTCAGCGATGGTTCAGGTGCACTGCCCAACAGGCGAAGACGACCAGGTCGACGAAGGCGGCTTCCATCGTTGTCGGACCACAGTTCGGACAGCGGAACTGCTCACCGAGGTAAACGAGGAGTTGGCCAAGGCGAAGGGCTCAACGGAGATTCTCTTGGTCGCCGACCTACTGGCTGCCGACGCGGCGAAAATCTGCCAGCGCAAGTCCGAGGTGTGGGGCGACATGATCAAGTACGACGTCGAGCGTGCGCGGCGCGGCGGGTCTTCGTTCAATTTCAACGATGCCTTGGCGATCATGGCCAACCTCCAGCGCTCAATGGGAACTCGCAAAGAGATGTCTGAACAGGGCGAGAACCTTTTGCGACTGGCCAAGGAAAGCCCTCACGCTTCCGCGAAGAGCCTGGCGCTGGAGGTGAATTCGCTGGTCGACCTTGCTCTGAACCCCAATGGTTCCCTCAACTCATACCGTGCCGCGACCACGGCTGGCTTTGACCGCCTCCGCCGCGCCCGACTGGAGTTCAAGGTCGACACTCAGGGCGCGAAGCCGTGAATCGCCAGGACAAACGAGAACTGTGAGAAGTCGAAGGTGGCACCGCCGAGTTGGAACGCGTTGACGAAGATGCCCGGCGGGTTGCTCGGAGTGGGCACGGTCGGGAACGAACTCACGCACTGAACGAAGCGCGTCACCGTGTTGTCGTCCTGCTCGGGCAGCGCTTCGCCGTAGAACTCGCTCAGCCCGGCAATCGTCAGGAAGAAGCGCGTGCCCGTGGTGTTCGAGACCGAAGCGATGTTGGTGACGAAGGCCCCACCCCAGAGAAGCTGAAGCGTTGGCACACCCAGCGACGGCGTGCTCGAGGAGATGCGCACCACGCTGCGGGCGATCCGCGGGTTGTCGTGGCGGCCAAAGCCGTGCGCGCCGAGAACCGTTCCCGCGGGGGCCGTGCGGTCGATCAACCCCGGCGTCTCAAGGTGCCCATGCTCCACCTCGTACGCGGCGCGCAGCGCTTCGATGTTCGCGTTCTGCTGGTTGATGGTCTGCAGACCGAGCCCGTAGTCCTGAATCACCAGCGGCAGTTTCGAGTAGGCCATCAGGTCTCCGCGTGCACAGTGACGAGGACGTCGGCGTCAGCGAGGTCCCACGTCTCAGCGCCGAAGTCGTACTTGAAGAGGCAGAGCCGCACCTTCGTGTCGGTGCACTGCGCTTCGCCGGCGTTGACGATGAAGCAATCAGAAGGCGACGGCGCCGGCGAGCTTGTCAGGTCGGTGTCGCTCCAGAGGGGCGTCGCGAAGCACCAGGCGCTCGAGCCCAACCCATCGAACTCGACGTCGTACACGCCGACGCCAATGCGGGTCGCTGTGAAGCTGAGCCCTTCACGGTAGACGCAGTCGATGTCGGTGCCGTCGAACTTCACCAGCGCGAGGCCTCGCGCCACCTCTTCGACGTTGTGCTCTCCGCTGGAAATGTGACCCGCAAGCAGGTTCTTTCGCAGCGTGGCGACGTCGAGAACGTGCCGGTTCCAGTCGGTCGACTGCTCGGTGAGATGATTCCCCCGGGCCTTCAGCAAAGGGCCGGGCAGGGCAGCGCCTCGGGCGAGCGGCGTGCTGTGAATGCCGGTGAAGAGCGTGCGGTCTGCCGCAGCCCAGGCATTCCCACCGCCGAGCCCTGACGTCAGGGCCTTGGTGAAGAATTCCACCTGCGTCGCCGAGATGATCTTCACTCCGGTGATGGCCGGAATCGGCGCCTCTCCGTCACAGGTCGGCAGCACCCGGGGCACCATCTGCGTGCCGAATCGGTCCGTCGCGAGCGTCAGAATAAGCGAGCCCACCGCCGGGTTGTGCCCGGTCTCAAGCGTCGCATCGGCGTTGCTGTAGCCGAGAGGCAGGGTGTAGCCGGCTGAGTACTGCACCACCCCAGTCGCGCGCATCACCTCGGCCGCGTTGTGCTCGCCGTCGGAGCGGTGCTCGGCCAGTGCAAGCGCCTGCACATGGCCAAGGTTGTACCCGAGCTGGTTGATGGTTGGAGGCCCGAGGGGGTTCTTCCGCACCTTCGCTGTGATCGCCTGGTAGTTACTCATGGGTCACCCGTCGAGAAGCTTGTTGCCGGTGGTGGAATCGCCGAAGAGTCCCGCAGAGTCGGTGACCTTCCCGTAGAAGTCGTTGCCACTCGGGTAGTTGGTGAGGTCGGCCGGATAGGTCGCCTGGCTGCGCTGAATAATCCATGCAGCGACGGCGACCCCCGCCGGCGCGTCGAAGTCGAGGTCTGCACTGGAGATGGTCAGCGATGTGGTGCTGTCTACCGACTCGATGCGAACCGCGCGGAACCGCGTGAAGACGTCTTCGGCCAGCGTACTGTCGAGCAGCACGAGGTGGTCACCCGCGCTCACCGCATCGGTCGTCAAGTTGCCGGAACTGAACGTCACCGTGGTGCTGCTGTCGGTCACCGTGCAGGTGCGACCGCCGGACGCCGCCACTCGCAGCAGGTAGTCCTCATCGTCGAGCAGGTACGGCAGGTCGGTCAGAACGTCGTCAGACCAGACCGCGATGACCTCGACCTCGCAGGTTTCAGGAACGAGCGAGAGCCCCTCAACTTTGAAGAGCACGTCGCTGTACGGGGAGACGGTGCCGCCGATGGAGAGGCCGCGACTCCATGATGTGCGGAAGTACGCGCCGAGCTCGAGCTGCAGCGCCTCCAACTTCGTGCGGAACGTGTAGACCGGCCGGGCCCGAGCTTCGAGCGCGCGCTGGCCCCAGACACTGGAGAACACCGCGTTGAGCTGGTCGGGAGTGAAGACCTTGGCGAGCGCGAAGTTCACGCCCTTGCGCCATTTCGCCGAGATGGTGCGCGCCAACACGCGCCCCCAGGAGGTGATCGCCGTCCCGTAGTCGTAAGGGCCTGAGCGGGAGCCGTCTGCCTCGTCGATGTAGATGCGGTTGTACGGAGACCAGCGCTCACCGGTCGAAGGAATGCGATCGCTCGCAGAGTCCAAAGAGAGCTTCGTTTCGCTGAGTCGCGGGTGTGTCGCGGTCAGTGCGTCGAAGTCTGGCGCCAGCAGAGAAAGCGCGAAGGTGCCGTCCCACTGGGCGAAAAGGTCCATGTCGAACGACTGGCAGATCTCCGTCAGCACCGAGCGCAGGTAACCGCCGACCGCTTCGAAGCGGTGACCGGCTGCGAGAGTCTCGCGCGTGGTGCCGTTGCTGCGACTCGCAGAGACCGAGCCCGCCGCCTGGGCGAAGTCCGCCAGAATGCCGCCGGCGCGAACCGACTGCAGCGAAGCGATCGCCCGGTCGAAGCTGGTGCTGTCGACGAGCGCCGGGTCGCCCCCGCGGGCGTAGTAGCCGATCAGGTCCTTCACGATTTCCGGACCGCTCGGAGTCTTGTTCAACTCCATGGAAGAGCCGCACGTCTCGACTTCCCACCGGGAGATTTTCTCCCAGATGAAATCGAGCGAGGTCAGCGAGTTCAGCGCGGGCAAGAACTGGAGGCGAACGCCACCAAAGCCGCTGGCCACGTTGCCGTTGAGCGCTTCGTAGAAGCCAATCTGCGTGAGGAAGTCGAAGGCGGAAACGCAGAGAAAGTCGAGCAACTGGTCGACGCGCACCTCGAGCCAGATCAGCTTCCAGTTCTTGCCGTCCTTCGACAGGGTCTGGGTCCGGCGAGCAGTGAAGATCGTGTAGCTGAGTGCCTTGAAGTTGAAGGTGCCGACCGGAATGGGCAGCCCGAGCTCGCCATTCGGGTTCGCCGAGTCGGCACCCGAATAGATGGTGACGTAGCTGCCGACGTCTTTCGTCAGGTCTGTCCCGGTGTCGCGCGTGGCACACGTCATCAGTACCCGCGTCGCGTAGCTGTTCGCCGAGCGGCCCGGGTCTGGCTGCGTCATCACCGGGTAGGCGTCGAGCGGTACCCCCCACGCCAGCCGTGTCGGCGTGTAGACGTCGGCCATGTACGTGCCGTCAATCTGCGCGCCGATCGCCGAGATGAGTGGGCAGTTGCTGGAGTTGCTGCCGGCGTCGGAGAGCCAGTCGGAAATCGACGGGCTGATCGCCAGGTCTGCGATGGCGTTGAGCGAGTCGTCGGCCAGCGTGACGCTGATTTCGCCGAGCTGGCGCACCGGGAAGTCGAGGCAGGTGAACACCCCCAGCGTCTTCACCTGAACGCCGCTCGGCACTCCGGGCTCGTAGAGGCCCATCTTCAGGCGGAACTTCGACTTGAAGAGATGGCTCTCGACAGTGGCGTAGTTACAGAGCCAGTCGACCCCGCCGTCGACGTTGTCGAAGACCACCTGCACAGACGACGCAGCGAACCCGTGGTCCACCGAAAAGCTGCGCTGCAGGCGGCCGACCTTCACCAGGCGCGCCTCGAAGACGTTGGTTCCGTCGAGCTTTCCCCAGTGACTGCCGTACCGGTGGTCGACGGTGGAGAAGTTGTCGCTGGACACCTCGAGCAGCCAGCACACGCCGACGTCTTCGCGCGCGGTGAGCTCTGCGAAGGTAGCCATCAGCTGCCGACCTCACGGCTCAGGCTGCGCAGCACCATTTCGTCGGTGCCGTAGATGGTGAAGTCGGTGAGGTTCCACTTCAGGCGGGCCTTCTCAAACTTCCCGAATAGGCATTCCTGCTGCGCCACCGCAGCGGCCGCACTGCCGGTTTCGTACGACTGAATGAAGAGGGCAGGGGTGACGGGGCCGCGCGTCGCCCGCCAGAAGGTGAAGAGTTCGTTCTTCTCAGACTCGGTCCAGTCGGCGAATGCGAATCGCTTCTCTCGAATCGGGCCCGCGATGAACGCCGCCCGGTGCGCACCGTTCTGGCCCTGCGAGTCGGCCGTGATGATTTCCTCCTCTTCGCTGAGCCCGCCGTAGACAGCCGTGCGAGTGAAGACCGTGGGTGCGGCGTAGAGGAAAATCTCCCCCACCTTAAGGTTGAAGCTCCCGCCCCAGCCCCAGGTGATGCGCCAGTAGCGCTTCGACACCGCGGAGAACTGGAGGACGTGCTCCTTCTGGTTCGGCGCCGACAGGTTGAGCGTGGTACCGCTCTTCGGAGTGACGGCGTTGGTGGTGATGGCGGAGTTGTCGGCCGCCTCGATCAACATCGTCGGCACAGAGGCCTCAGCGATGTTGCTGTTGAGAATGGCGACCCCGGCGATGCTCATGGCCGAGCCGAGGTCGATGACCACGCTGTTGTTGCTGGCACGCGAGCCGCACACCATCTGCGCCTCCATGCTGCCGTCGTTCAAGTAGAGCCGGGTGGCGTCGCTCGGACCCGTCGCCCAGGTGAACGCAGACGCCGACAGCCCGGCCAGTTTGTTGGCGATCGCGTAGGCGTAGGACATCACCCACCCCCGAGCATGGGCGCGAGCATTCCGTGGCCGGTACGGGTGGCGTTGTAGATGGCGCGCCCACCCTTGCCCTCGACGAACTGGCGGAAGTTCTCGCCGTCGACCACTGAGACGTTGATGACCGTCGAAGCGCCCTGGCCCCCGTTTCGAGCCAAGGCGTCAACCGCTGCTGGGCCACCGGCGCGGGCCACCTCGCCACGCGACCACATGCGCTCTCCCTCCTGAGCGATGATCGGAACCTCGTCAGTGCCGATGCCCGGCCACCCTCCCGAGTGGTAGCGCTCGATTGTTCCGCCGTCGTGCTTCTTCTTCGTGGCGCCCTTGATGCCGGAGCCGATCAGACCTGCCCCGGCGCCAATGGTTGCACCGAGCAGCGGATTGACCGCACCAACGACGGTTCCAACAACGCCGCCGATGGTGGAAATCAGGTCGCCGAAGAAGGACCCAATATCCATTTCTCCACCCTCGGCGAGCTGCGAGAGCTCGGCGCCCAGGCTGCGAACCAGCGCCACACCAATATCGGTTCCTGCAGTGCCGAACTGATCGCGAGTCTTGTTCAGCTCCTCGGCCGTGCGCCGACCGAAGTCGTACCAGAGGTCTTCCTCCGCCTTCTGCATCGCCTCCGATTGCCTGGCGACCGCGCGCAACTGCTCGACGTGGACCTGCGCGAGGGCCAGCCGCGACTCTTCCGTTGCATCCGCACGGGCCGCGGCGATCTCCTTCGCCGTCTCCTTCTCGCCGTCGACGTATGCATCGACCTGTTCCTTCGCCGCCCGCTTGATGTCGGAGATCAGGTCGCGCGCCCCCTTCTGGTGCTCTTTGATCGCCGCTTCCGCCGCCGACTTCTGCTCAGACCGTGCTGCTGCGGTGAGGTCGTGGCTACCGTCACTGGAGAGGCGTGCTCCCTCCCGCTCCTGCTTGAGGAGGTCGAGAGCCTTGAGTCGCATGTTGATTTCGATCAGCCGCAACCGGACCTGATCCTCAGTCAACCCATCACCGCCGCGGGTCTTCGCGATGCCAGCCGCGAGCGCCTCCTGCAGCCGCGTTCGCTCCTCGAGCAGCGCGTTGACTGCCTTTGCTTCGTTCGCTTCCTTGTCGAAACCGAGGCCCACGGAGATGGCCTTGAGCGAAGAGTTCAGCTTGTCGAGCACGCCAAGGCTCTGTTCGAAGTCGGCGATCACTTCTCCGAAACCCTTCTTCAAATCCTCAAAGGCCTCGTTCGCGATGCGGGCGCGGCCTGCGAGGGTGTTGGCGTCAGCCGCCGCCGCGCCGCCGTACTTCGCGGAGAGCGCTTCGGTGGCAAGTGCGAGGTCCTTCGACTTGTCGCCCGTCGCCTCGAAGGTGATGCCCATCTTCTTCAGTTCGCCCGTGCCCGACTCGACGCCGCGCAGGAGCATCTCCATCGCCTGGGTAGCGTCCTTCCCGGTCGCGGCCGCGTAGTCGAGGATCGCCCTGGTGGTCGGCTCCACCTGCGTCTGCGCGGCACCGAAGGTCAGAGTGAGCTTCTGAAGCGCGAAGACCGTGTCGTCGGAGACGCCGAGAAGCTCCTGCATCTGGGCGGCCTGTGCGGCGAATACACCGGTCGCGTCACCGGCAACGCGCTCGAGCTGGGCGAGCGCCTGCTGAGACTGCGAGTAGGCGAGGAGGGAGGACTTACCGAACTCGAAGGCAGCGGCCCCCATGTCCTTCAGGCTGCCCGCCACGCCCTTGATGGCGTCACCGGCGAGGTTGTTGCCGATGATGTTGAGACTCAAGTCAGGCATGGCGCGGCTCCCTTTCCTTCTGCTTCACCGCCGCGAAGTACGCGCGGCAGGCGTTGCTCTCCTCGTGTGCCACCGCCAAAGCGTCGACCGCCCAGGCAGGCCATGCGTCCATCACTCCGCCGGAGAACGCCGGCGCCGGCGCGTGCGCCTTCACGGTCGACCACAGATGGAGCGTCGAGGCCGAAGCCGCGAGCGCCCTGTTGATGTCGACACGAGCGCGGTGCAGTTGCTGACCGTCGGGGGTGAGCCCGAAGTAGCCGCCGCGCTGGTGGCTCAACCATTTTACCGGGCGGCCGTCTGGCTTTCGGTCGCTTCGGCACTCGGGTCGCCCGTAAAAGTGAATCCACCAGAGTGCCGCTCGGAGAAAAGCGCACGGGAGCCCTCCCAGCTGTTGGCCGTGCGAATGGCGGTGAGCAGCTCGGTGAGCAGCGGCTGCCCCACCTGCCGCACCGCGAGCACGAGGTAGTCGGTGACACTGGCGATCGGCTTGCCGTCGACCTTCAGCGGCTCCTTCCCCAGCTTCACCACCGGGCCCAGGAGCGCGCCGAGCTCGGCCGCGTACCGGTCCTGTCGCTGCTCGAGCGTCTCCGGCGGGGTGCCTTCCACCGTCACCACCACCGCCTGCGCCTTCGTGGTTTCCCCGAGCGACTCGTAGAGCCGCTGCAGTTCCACCTTCGTCAGCCCGGATGCGACCAGCAGGTAGAAGCGCTCGTGCTCCGGCAGTTGACGATTCCCGCCCAGTTCCGGCTCCAGTCGTTCCCACCGCCATGCGTTTTCGAGGTTCGGCATTGGGTCCCTTTCAGGTGAGGACGATGGAGAACATGTCGTTGCCCGCCGACGAGTCGCGGAGCCGCAGCCCGATGTCGACGATGGCGATGTCGTTGTTGGTGTCGGGAATCTCGAACGCCTTCACCTGCGCGTACGGCGTGTTGAGGGTGAAGATGCCGCCCGCTCCGGTGCCCTGGGTGATGACGCACGCCACCGCCTGGTTGTTCTTCACCCGGCCGGCGAACGAGAGCTGCTCTCGCGTCATCATCACCTTCGCGGTGAGGCTGGCGTCGTACCGCAGCACCTTGGCTCCCTGGCTGTACGCGCTCCCGGTCGCGCCCGCGCGAAGGTCGATGCCCGAGGTGAAGTTGAACTCCCACGACTGCACTTCGAGGGGGAGCGAGTCGAGCGTGAGGGTGGCGTTCGCTTCGCTGATCGGCGAGCCGGTCAGGGTCAGCGACGGGAGGTAGGGCACCATCGCCTTGCCGGAGTGAGCCGCGCCCGTGGAGGAGAGCGCGCCGCGGGTGATGGTGCGGGTGGTGGCGCCGTAGGTGGAGTCGGTCACCTTGATGATTTCCGACTCAATCTGGTACCAGCCCGGGCCCACTCGCTTCGACTGCTCGGCCGTCAGGGTGAGCGACGTGGTGGAGCCGTCGGCCAGCGTCACCGAGTCGACCTTTCCGAGCGCGTACTTGCCGATCCACTCGCCCGACGCGGAGAGCATCAGCTCGGTGTCGCCGCCGCTGAGCTTGAACGACTTGATGACGCACCCACGCGCCTGCTCGGCCGCGCTCACGTCAGACGGCTTGCCGAACGCGCGGTAAATGCTCGCTGCCACGAAGTCGCCCGACGACAGCGGATCCGCGACGGGCGAGTACGTCACCGACGTGGCTGCAGAGATGGTCTCTTTGAGCCCCGCCGCCTTGAGCAGCGCGGCCTCCTTCGGCACGTCGTCAGCGTCAGCGCGGCTCTTCCACGAGGTGTCGAGCGTGAAGGCTCCCGGCTGCACGCGGCCCACCACGAAGGCGTCCTGCATGCCGCGCCCGACGCCGCGGTCCTTCTTGCCGCGGGTATTCCCTTCCTCGACCGGACCGGCCTTCAGCGTGATGACTTCGAGCGCCTGAGTGCCAGCCGGGTTGGGCGTGGTGCCGAACGTTGCTTCGCCGGCGACGAGGACCGCCTGGTCCCAACTGTTGATTGGTTCATTGGCCATGGTGTTGCTCCTTCAGGTGCAGGTGGGACTTCACGCGGGCCGTTCAAAAACCCGGACTTCGAGACTGAAAGCGGCCGCGTCGAAGAGCGGACCGGGAGAATTCTTGGTGCCGAAGCTGAAGGGCTTGCCGCTGATGTTGCCGCCCTTGTGCCGTGCCATCACGACATCACCGACAGAGGCGCGGCCCATCTGTTTGCCTTCGTCGGTGAGCAGCACCTCGAAGACACACTGCGCCGCGGCCTGAATGTGCTCGCGGTTCCGGTGCACCTGCATCTGCGGCTCAGCACGGAAGACCGCGACGTCGAGCTGCACCAACTGCTCGTTGCGCCGGTGGTTCTCCAGCGGGTTGAACTTCCGATCGCCGATGATGACGACGATGGTGCCCGGCCCCTTCGAGACGAAGTCGGTGGCCTGCGGAATGCCGTCGAGTACGTCGTTGTAGCCGGGCGCCACGAGCGCGGTGGTCATCGCCTTCGCGCCCGACGCGCTGAAGCCGAAGATGGTGTTGCCCACCGCTCCCTTGAGCTCCAGCACCGACGGCACAGCGGCCGTGGGCGCCTGCAGCGACGTGAAGCAGAGCCGATCTTCGGTGTCCGCGAAGGCCACCGTTGCGCCGAGCGCGGTGTTGATTTCGGTGACGAGGGCAGACGTCTCGATGGGCGAGGCGCCACCGGTCAGGCTGACCGGAACGAAGGCCGACGAGTCGTAGGTGCGGCGAATACTCAGCAGCGAGCCGGCCTCGGGAATGGTGTACGGGCCGGCCCAGGGCGAGCGGAGCACGGCCGCACGCGCGGCATTCACCTCGGCCACCTTGGCGGGCAGCTTCAGCAGCAGCCAGTCGCGCAGGGCCGAAGCCGCCAGTGCAGGCGCTTGCACGCTCACGGCGTCACCTCGACGAACTCTTCGACGCCTGAGTGGGCGATGGCTTCGCGGGCTCCGAGAGCACCGGCCCGCACGAGAGCCGACTCAAATTCGGTGCCGAAGTCGAAGAGTGGCCGGGGCACGAGCACGTCGGTGCCCACCTGGTGGTGACTGGCGTACTCGACGCCCTGGGTGCCGAAGTTGAACGTGTCGCTGCTGGTTTCGCGACGGGCGAAGGGAGAAGAACTCTGGGTGAGCGCTTCGAAGAGCTTGTCGGTGCGGCGCAGAATCGTCTGTCCCGGGTAGTTCTGCTCTTTCCACTCGGCGTACGCGGGCGAGAGCTGTGCCCATGAGCCGGAGGGGCCGCCGCCTTCGACGTCGAACTGGCCCTTGGACTCGGTCTCCAGCGCCTCGGTGACGTGCGGCCAGACGAAACGCTGGAAGTCGCCGAGGTCATCGCCCAGGCGCTCGAAGGCGACCGTCAGCCGCTCGAGCACGGCGGCGCCGCTGTCGCCATTGGGCGAGGTCCACTGCAGCTCGAGGCCGACGACGCTCACAGTTTGTCGTCCCTGCGCAGCACGGGCGCTACGGACGAAGCCAGCGAGGTGTCGCCGACGTCGAGCCCGTACGTGTCGATGTGGTGAGTGGGGCCGTTCGGCTGCGAGCTCGGCTCGGGGAGTGAGCCTCCCAGTGCGAGATGGCCGTCAGCGTCGAGGTCGGCGAGCCTCTGCTTCAGGTCTGCGGCCCAGGCGTCGCGCACTGACTGCGGAACCGCAGCGGCCTGAGGCCAGCCCGGGCGCAGGGCAACCATCAGACTCAGTGTCTTCTGGCACCAGAGGAAGGCGGAGTCTTCGTCGTCGGTGATCTCCGACGCGGTGATTTCCTCGCGGCGCAGCTTCCCTTCGAGGCCTGCCGCTTCCTGCAGCACCCAGCGCTCGATGGTCTCTTCGGTCGGCTGAGAGTCGGAGGCGAACTCTCCGAGCATTGGGTAGTAGTCGTCGCGGATCATCGCCGCGTCGACGTCGAAGGTGTTGACGCTCACTGGCCACCGTCCGTCGTAGGCCGCCGGTCGTACGGCACCCGCAGCGCGTCCATGACGACGTCGAGCTTCTTGTTCACCAGCTCGAGGCGATCGCTCTGGTGTCGGGCGTCCTGCTCCACGATGGCCAGCCGCTTCTCCAGCGGCACCACGCCGGCGTCGACCATGCCCTTCGCGTCGGCCGCCAGTGCCTGCTTCACGGTAAAGCCGCTCACCGCGCCGGCGGCGATGAGCACTACCAGCCCCCAGATGCCGGTCTTCCGTTGGGCGCGCTCAGCCTCAGCCACCACCTGCCGCACCCACCCATGCACCGCCGGGGCGCTCGGGTTGGTGGGTGGCTCGTCGTCGTGCACCTTCGGCAGGGTGGGCGAAGCCTTCGGAGCTGGGGTCATCGTCGGGCCTTTCGCGGTTTCAGCTTTCGGACTGCCGTCGACAGCGCACCGAGCATTTCGGTGACCGCCAAGTGGTGCGCTTCCATGCGGCTCTCGATGCGGTCGACCTTCGAGTGCAGCGCCTGCACCTGCTCGCGCAGGTACTTCTGCTCAGCCGTCACCTCCGCCAGCGAACGCACGTGCGCCGGCGGGGTGAGCGGAAACTTCAGCGTCTGAGAGCCTTCGCCCTCCACGCGGTTACTCGACCTTCCACACCGGGCAGGTGGTACTGCCGCTCGGCGTCATCACGCTGATGGTCGAGCCGGTTGCATCGCTGAGCAGGTACGTGCGCGCGGTGCCGGCAGCCACCAACTCACCAGCGTTCTCCGCCAGGCTGGTGCCGCCGCAACTGGTGGTCGCGCTCGTTCCGATGCACGCGGCCTGCGCGCACTGGATTCGCACCACCTTGCCGACGGGCATGGTCAGCGCCCCGCCGTCGACCTTCACCGGTACCACCGTGTAGCCGCCGTCGGTGACGACCACGCCGATCTGCGTTGCGTACCCGCTCAATTGCATCGGCACCACGCCCGGCGCCGGCCGCGCTTCCGCTGCCCGGGGAGCGACCACGAACGCGGCCACCAGCCCGAGCACTGCCCCGATGGCGAACGCGCGCTTCACTGATTGCTCCAACACCGAACGTGGTACCCGGCGTCGACGGGGTTGAGCACGCCGGCGTCGTTCACCTGGGCGTGCGCGTGAATCGTCACGGTGTCGGCAGCGAGCACGAAGGCCCTCAGCTCGACGTCGACCGGCACTCCGCCGTCTGCGTAGGCCTTGCTGCCGACCTCGCAGGAGTCACCGATGACGGTGCCCAGACAGGTGCGATTGAAGGACGAGGCACCACCGCCGACCTTGCCGTCAGGGCCAAGCGCGGGGAAGTCGTAGTCGACGTCGCAGCCGGAGCTGTTGGTGATCTTCTGCGCCGACGTCACCTGCGCGTTGTTCGCCTTCGACTTCACCCAGAGGCCGTTGCGGAACCAGAAGGCGCCGTCCTGGGGGACGACGTTGGCAGCAGCGACGGCGACGCCGGCGAGCAGTGCGATCGACAAGATCGCGAGAGTCTTGAGGTTGAGTTTCATGGGTTGTTCTCCTGGGAGTGGAGAACGCAGCGCCCGCGCAGGCGCGCCGCGCTCAGTTCACTTCTTCGCCTTCTCGGCGTCGGCCTTGGCCTTCTCCGCCTTGGCCTTCTCATCAGCGAAGTACTTCGCCTTCTCGGCTTCGGCCTTCTCGGCGATCGCCTTCAGCGCGGCCTCGGTCGCGAGTCGGCCCTTCTCGTGCGCGTCCCACACGGCTTTCGGCTGCAGCTGCTTGCCGGTGGGATCCATGTCGAGCGCTTCGGCTTCGGTGAGATCGACAGTCTCGTTCTCGCCCTTCCGAACGCCGGCCTTCACCACGCCGCCGAACAGCACCACGTATTCCTTGGTCATCTTGGGTCTCCAGTTCTTGAAGGAAGTGAAACGCGGCCCTGCTCGAGCGGCCGCGCTTCAGGGGTGGGTTACGCGCCGACGCAGGTGGTGAAGAGGTACCCGGCCGCGAACTTCGAGGAGGTGCTGCTCTCCACGAAGCCGGGGTCCATCAGGTACTTCGTCGCCAGCTGCACCTTGCGCATCTCGCCGTCGGTGCCGCTGCGGTCCGGGTCCATGATGATCTTGGACGTGAAGCCGGAGTTCACCTGCCACAGGTGCCCGAAGCTGCACTGGCCCGAGCGGCTGGTGCTCGGCTTGTAGACGAACGCCAGCGCGAAGCGACCCCACGCGTTGACGATGTTTTCGGTCGCACCTTCGATCGCCGTGTTGATCTGCGAGGCACCGACGAACAGGTGCTGGATCCGGAAGAAGGCCTTGATCGCCTCGTCGGGGATCGGCCCACCGTTGGTGTACTTGATGCGGTCTCGGAGGTTCGAGCCGAGGCGCAGCTTGTCGTAGGTGTCTTCGCTGATCGCCAGCGCGTTCGCCCGACGGCCGCACTTGGCACGGAGGGCGCTGTTGGCCGTCACCATGTGAGCCTCGATGTCGCCGGTGTCGTCCCAGCGATCCCCGGCCGACAGGGTGGACTGCAGCGCGGACGGGAAACGGGTGGCGTCGGTGGCAATCGACGCAGCGATGGCCTCACGGTTGTTGAGGAGGCCGTCGAGCACCAACTGCGCCTGCTCGGTGTCCGAGTACAGCCACTTGAACGCGTCGGCCGCGTCCTCGACCTCGCTCGGGTCCGTCTCAGCCGCGAGCTTGTGGTGCTCGAGCGTGATGGTGCGCTTGAAGATGCTGCGCTGGATGATGTCCGCGACGGCGTTGTGACCCTTGCGAGTGTTGTAGAGGCGCAGAGCCTCCGTGTTCACCTGGGGCACGAGCACCGACGTCTTCGGGACCAGGCGCGGATCGAAGACCTTGTCGGCGATGTAGTCGCTGGGCTCCATCGCGCGAGCGAAGAGCAGGCCATCGACAGCGTTGGGAACCACCACAACAGATCGGTCGTACATGGAGTGTTTTCCTTTGGGGTTTAGAGGGTGAGTGGGCTCAGGCGTTCGCCATGCCCTTGACGTTGGGGACGTTGAGGAGAACGGCGATCACTTCGCCGTCCGCTCCCGCCGCGGTGAGCGCGACGCCGACGGAGCGCGCGGTGGCGCCCGCCGCGGTGGACACCTTGCCGGCACCCGCCGCGGTGACCATGACTTCGGCCCCCTCGGAGACGGGGCCGGAGGCGACCAGCAGCGCGATGCCGCCGGTCTGGATCGTGACGCGATCTCCATCGGCCGACTCGCCGCTGTTCATCGAGGTGCCGATACAGATGTCGGTGATCGCCGTGCAGGGCGCGACAGTGAATTCGCCGGTGGTGGTGTCGCGGGTGCCGAGCTTGACGGCACGGTTGGCGGCGACGTCCGCGGAGCACTTCAGCGTGTCGGGAGAGGTACCGCGGAGATTGCGAGCAGCAGAGAAAGCCATGGGTCAGTTCCTTTGTGGTTGGAGTGGAAAGAAGGGGTTCAGCCCGCGATGCGGCTGGTGACCGTGGGAGTGCTCTGCGCCGCGAGCTCGGGGTGCTTGCGCATCGCCGCCAGGAGCGAGTCGGCCTCGCCGAGCCCCTGGTCCTTCGCGATGGCCGCAGCGCTGGCCTTCAGCTTCTCGAACGCGGTGACCGGGGTTTCGGACTTCACGCCTTCGCCGTGGCCGAGCTCGCCGAGCTTCACGACTTCCGGGAAGTCCTTGAACATCGCGGTCGCGGCGTCGACGCCGGCCGACGCGGCCACCTTGCGGAAGCCTTCCTTCAGCGCCGGGGTGGTGACGCGGGTGAGCAGCGCGGGGCTGGCGAGGGCCGCGACGATTTTCGTCTCGGTCTCCGCGGCCTTCGCCGACGCCTCGAGCGACTGCACCTTCTGCTCGAGCGCGACGCGGGCGGCCCGCTCGGCTTCGAGGTTGAGCTTCAGGGGCTCGACGGCGGCAGACGCCTTGAGGGCCGTCTCCTTCTCTTCGGCGCTCGCCTTCAAGCGCTCGGCCACCGCAGCGACTTCCTGCTCGGTGGGTTCAGCGGACAGGCCAACGGCGGCCAACAGCAGTGCGATGTTCTTCATGGACTTGTGCTCCTTGGCCGCGGGGGCCGGGGTGTGGGGTTGGGCGGGTGGAACTCCGAAACGCGACGCCGCCACCCGCGGCATCTCTTTGAAGAAGGGGTCGTTCAGCAGGCCGGCGCCGAGCAACGTCGGGCCCTGGCGCTGGCCAGTCGCCACGTCGAGCGCGTCAGGGCTCCACTCAGGCGAAAGGTGCCGCAGCTCGTCGGCCTTGATGCGCGCGAGCGCGGCCGCGGTGAAGGAGATCAGCGCGTAGAGCCCGTCAGCACGGGCCTCGACGTCGAGAATCCACCCGCTCGCGACCTTCTGCTCGTTGGGGACCGGAACGTCGGAGCCGCCGCGGTGGAAGTAGTCGACCGGGAGCTGAGGGGCGCCGCGCTTCTTGAAGTTGCGCACCAGCGTCGCCACGTAGGCGTCGTCGATGACGACTCGCCCGCCTGGGAAGTCGCCGCGGTGGAAGACGCCCTTCGGGAAGAGCATCTGCCACTTCGCGCCGGTGCCGCTGGCGAAGGCGCGAAGCCGCTCGTCGTAGAAGCGGAGACCGAGGGCGCTCACGCTTCACCTCGGCTGAAGTTGAAAATCTTCAGACAGCGGCAGTTGTCGCCACCGTCGCAGTCACGGGTGAGCGGCGGCGTGTAGCGCTCGTCTTCGTCGCTGCCGAAGTCGAAGACCGAGCCGTCGAGCTGGTTGCACGGCGAGCAGGTGCCAGAGTCGAGCACTGCGGAGAGCTCGACCGTGGAGATCCGGTCGCCGTATTCGGCCGCGAACTCTTCCCGGCCCAGGCTGAATGCCTTCGCGGTGACGAGCCCGGCGTCTTGCTTGAAGGCGCCCGAATTCACCTGGCGCTCAAGCGCCTGGGTGATGACGTCAGCCGGCTCGCCACCGGTGCGCAGCACGTCGATGGCTTCCTTCTCGAGGTCGCTGCTGAGCCGCTGGCCCATACGGCGGACCAGGTGCTTCCGAATGGGCGCGAGAGCGGCCTCGGTCTCGGCGTGCGCCTCGTCGGACATCTCGGGGGTGGGCCGGCGATCGTCCTGCTCTTCTTCGGCAGCGCGGAGCGGCGTGCGGTGCAGCGACTCGCGCGAGACGTGCCGGTAGCCTTCGGCGCGAAGCTCGTTGAGGTACTCGCCGACAAACGCGTCGATGCGCGTCATGTCGAGCTTCACCTTCTCGGCAACATCGGTCGCGTCGCCGTCGACCATCGCGGCCTTCACGTCGGGCAGCGCCTTCGTCAGCGCCTCAGCGACGAGCGGCTTCACGCCGTCAGCGAAGACTTCGCGCCGGGTGTCGAAGAGGTTGGCGATGGCCTCGAGGTCGAGCGCCTGCTCTGACGCACGCAGCGGCCGGCGCGGAGTGAATGCCGCGGTCGCCTTCGTGGTGGGCTCAGACTCGTTCTTCTGTGCAGGCGTCTGCACGTCGTCGGGTTTCGACGGAGGCTCACCAGGAGAACCACCGCCAAACGGAGCAGGAGGAGGCGGGGGCTTCGGCGATGGGAACTTCTTGAGCGGTTCGACCAGCTTGCTCGCCTGCTCCGGAGTGATGCGCAGAGTGATGACGAGCAGCAACTCGGTCGTCTCGAAGGGGAGGTTCTTCTGCGCGCACGACTCGAGCAGCGCGCGGGCCTCAGCGCTCTGAGCCCCATTGAGCGCGGTGTCCTGGGCCTTGACGTCAGTGACTGCCCCGGCGACGGCCGGCACACCCGGACCAGTGGGCGCACCGGCCGCCGACATCGGGTCCTTCTCAGGAGTCTCGCCTTCGGCAGCCTCGTGCTCCGGCGTCTCGGACTCTTCGTCTTCGTGCTCGTCGACCGGGGCCATGCCCAGGCGCTCGCGAGCGACGTTCTCGTCAGAAGCCCGAATCTTGATGACGCCGGTCTGCGTCGCCTTCTGCAGCGCAGTGAAGAGCTGCTCCGGGTCCATCTCCGGGCGGCGCGGGCTCAGCTTCAGCGTGGGGTAGGCGAGCTGCGCGCCCCAGTTGGCGTCAATCTGCTTCCGCGTCCACCCGGTGTACGGACGGTTTGCGACGCCGTTCAGCACTCCCTCGGCCATGGCGAAGATGCCGCCGAGGAATGCGCGGGCCTGGGCGCTGTGGACTTCGCCGACGCTGCGCGAGCCGGTCGAGCCGGTGCCGAGCACAACCTGCTGCGCACCAACCGACTGAAGGATGAGCAAGCCCAGCGCGTTGAACGCTTCGATGCAGGCGACGCGGGAAGAGGGCGGGCTGAAGGTCCACTTCAGATCCCACCCGTACGGCATCACGATGTTCGCGTTCTCGTGCGCGACGATGTTGGCGAGGAACTTCTCCAGGCTCTTCCGCTCGTCGGGAGACAGGTTCGCCGCGCCAGCCTGTGAGACGGCAATCGGAATGCCCGCGCTCTCGCGCACGAGGCTGATGCCGATCAGCTTCGCCAGCTCCTTGCGGACCCGAATCAGGTGGTAGCTGGGTCGAAAGGCGCTGAAGCCCAGGTAGTTGTCGCCGCTGCGGTTCCAGCTGAAGAGCTCGAGCTTCCCCGCGGGAATGTCGATGTCGCCAATCGCATTGCCAGGGCGAAGGCCGTACGGGTTCACCTGCCGGACGAAGGCCAGCTGGCCCTTCTCGTCGGGGTGCCAGCCGTTCTGATGAATGCTCGAAGGCAGGCGCTCGGCCAGCTTCGAGATGACGAAGCCCTGGCCACCGGGGAGCTGCGGGAAAACCGCCTGCCCCCAGACGTCCTCGAAGAGCGAGAAGCCAGAGCCGAGCGAGCCGCGGCCCATCTGCGAAAGGAACTCAGCCCAGCCTGGCTCGACTCGGTCTTTGCTCCACGCGAGGAAATCGGCTTGCGCCTGCCCGTCCTTGTTCAGCTTCGGATCTGGCGCCTCAATGTCAGCGCGCGCGTCACGGAGAGGCGCGATGACGAAGTCGAGGCCGGTGGCGACGGCGACGTCGGTGTGCCGCGCCTCCTCCCAGAAACCCCATTCGCGCGTGCCCGCCTGCCCGTAGGCGAGCTGGTGCACGAGCTTGAGATTCGACTCGACCTGCAGATCGCCGTAGCGGTTGCCGGTGCCGGTGACGCCCTTCTCACCAGTGACGGGCGCCTGAATGACAGGACCGGCAGGGAGCGCGGCAACGCTCGCAGCCGCGGCGACGATGGCCGGGCGGCGGAGGTAGTCGAGCGCTCTCTGGTACCAGGTGGCCGCCACGTCGCGGACCACACAGCGCGCCGAGTCTCACGCTCTACACCTGCTCAGAAGTCGTCGGCCGATTCAGGGAAAAGGGGCGTCGGCTCCTCCGGCATCATGCTCGTGCCGCCGCTGCCCACCACGTGCAGCTCGTTGTACCCGCCGGACCAACCGTCGACCTGGTCATCGTTGGTGCCCATCGGGAAGGCCTCGAGCTCGTCGAAGAAGTCGTCGTTCCAGACGCCGCGCACCACGTAGACGCGGCCCTGACTCGCAGCCGCGCTGGCCGGACGGGCGCGCGTCACCTTGTCCTTGTGCTGTGAGTGGCCGATGACAACGTAGCCAGGCAGGGCACTGCGCTGCAGGTGCGCGATGTAGAGCTTCGAATTGGAGCCGGGCTCTTGCTCGAAGTGCTGGGCAACTTCGCGGCCGTCGGCCTCGGCAGTGGCGATGATCTCCTTCTCCATCTGGTCCGGGTTCCAACGGCCGCGCTTCACGTGCTCGATGAAGTAATCGCCTTTGTATTCGGCCACCTTCACGCCAACCGCGTAGTCGGGCCCTTTCGCTTTGGAGCCCTTCTTCGCTTCCGTCGCTGCGAGATCCCAGTAGCGCACTCGCCGAGCGGCTGGTGGCGGCGGGTGGTCCACAATCTTGAACCAGGGCCGTTTGAAGTACTCGCCCGCCTGCTTCACGTTCCAGTCGCCGTGCTCAAGCTGGCGGCGGGTGACGGGATCGAGCTCGGCGAGAGACTCGCGGTAGCTGTCCTGGTCCAGATGCGGGTTGTCGTCGAGACGCGCGGGAATGAAGACACGGCGCTGTTTCGTCTGGCTCTTGAAGAAGCGGGAGAAGACCCAGTCGTGCCCGTCGCCACCCGGGTTGCTCGCGCTCCGCACTCTCAGGGGCACGGTGGCAGCCTTCAACCGGCGCCTGCGCGAGAAGAGGTACGTGTACTGCGAGCGGGAGAACTGGGTCAGTTCGTCGAAACCGATGAACTGGTACTCGGCCCCCTGGTGCTCGTACTTGTCGTTCTCTGAGTCGAGGTGGCCGAAGGAAAGCACCGCCCCGGAAGGAAAGCGCCATTGATGCTTCTGCTCGTTCCACTTCGCGTCGGTGCCCGCGAGCCACTCCCTCGCGCGGTCCATCAGCGCGCCGGGTTTGGCGAGGTCCGTGAACTTCCGGCGAAAGATGATCGCTGAGTAGCCCGGAATGTCGACGTACTGCAGCGCCGCCATGAGCAGAGCGCTCGACTTCCCGCCACCAGCCGCGCCGCCGTAGAGCGCCTCGTTTTGATCAAGAAGAAGGAACGCCTGTTGCTGTGGCGTCGGCGCCTGGCGGATGTACTTCGTCCACTTCGGCGTCAACGACGTCATCAGTTCCGCCTGATGCTGCGCCGGGAGTGAGTGCACCAGCTCGAGCCATGATTCCGAGGACTGAGGCAGAGCGCTGAGGGGTTGCTTCAATTTTCACCTCTATGGTTTTCGTCTCGTCGAAGGAGATGGGCTTCTCACCACCGCCCACCTGCAGCTCTTTGATGGTGGTGATGCCGGCGCGGTTGAGCAGCTCGAGCAGCGTCTCGATCGCCGGCAGCGCCGCGCCCGCCTTGATGAGCTGCTTCACCTGCTGCTCGATCTGCTTCAGGTAGAACGGGCTTTGGAGCTTGAGCCGATTGCGGGTCTCTTCCGCGGCGCGCTTCGCGGCCTTCGTCATCTTCTTGCGACCGGGCCCGGGCGGCCGACTCACTCCCTTGGGGAACGGCTTTCCCCTCGGCTTCTTCTTCGCGGTCAGAGGGAGTGGGGCCTTGATTTGCTGTTTTTTCTTACCCACGGTGGCCCCCCGGCTGGCTGTGCTTCGCGACCCGCTCGAGAAGTTCCTCGAGCAGGGACTTTTTCCGGAACGCTGTGGCCTTGGACATGCCGAGCCGCTCGTAGATAACGGCCCAGGCCACGCCCTCGTCGCGCCACCGGTTCACCTTGATGAGCTTCTCGAGCAGGACGTGGACCCGGCGGGCCTGCTCTTTCCGTGCGTGCTGTCTCCGCGCTTCGTCGACCGTTTCGCTCACGCAGCCCTCCGCAGTGCAGACGCCTGCACGAGGGGGCGGAGCACGTTCGGCCGGGCGAAGGTGACGAAGACGCTCGCGTGCCGGGCTCCGGAGAGCTGCCGGCCGTTGTGGATGAAATTCACCCGCCCGCGGATCTCCACCTTCTCGACGATCAGGTTCTCCCACCGCGTCTGAATGACGGTACCCATGTCGGCGAGCTCCTTGCCGACGTGAAGCAGTCGACCCGCGGGCGCCTCGACGATGTCGCTCCAGTACTTCTCGGCGCTGTCGTGAGGCACGAGCAACGTCACCAGATCGCTGAGTCCACCGAGCACTCGCTCGCGGGCCTTGCCGAGGAATGCTGGCTTGTTCCCGCGGGAATAGGGCGGATTGCACCAGCACCGGCCTTTCCAGGGGTAGGTGAGAGCGTTGTCACCCTTCGTGAAGTACTTCTCACAGAGGTGGTTGACCTTCGACGCGCACACGTCGAGCAGGAACGGCCCGTAGCGCGCGCTGGCCCACGCGAAGAGACCGGGCGGAGTTGACCACTCATCAGAGTGACTGGCAGCCGAGCGCTTCATTGGCAGTTCCTCCGCCACGCGTTGCAGATGGGGCACTGGCAGAGCGGGTGAGGCGGCTGGTCTTCGCCATTGGGGAAGACCCACTTCAGCGTCCAACCACGCGGCAGACGGCGGGCTCGGCGGCGATCAATCAGGTGGCCCACGAGCACGCCGAGCACGATCGCGGCTCCCCAGAACTTCCAGAAGTCGGCGCTCACTTGCGGCCCGCCTTCACCAAAGACTTTCGGGCGTACGCGAACGCCTTCTCGACCTTGAGCCGGTCTTTCTTCGCGAGCTCACACCACGCAGGATCAGTGCACGTTTCACCGACGACGTGCGGAGGAAGCAGACAGCCGCAGCGGGTGCACTTGTGCCAGCCAGTGGCGTACTGGTTCGGGTTACTCATCGTCGGTCTCCGGTCGGGTGAGGTGGAATTCGATGCGGACGGCCCAGGGGCCGCGTTCCTGCGCGTAGAGAAATCGGACCGCGTGCTTGTCGCCGTCGTCGACGTGGAGCCGATCAGCGACGCCATCGCGCACGGCCTTCAGTGAGCCGCGGAGGTTGTCGTCGTCGAGCTCGCAGGTGCCGGGCGAGACGCGGACCAGCCGCACCCACCAGGGCCGAACGAGGGCGATGCGGTCCTTCGACCAGGTGCGGGGCGAGAGGGCGGTGAAGCTGAGTTGATGCGCTTTCGTGCGCAGCTCGGCGTTCTTTTCCGCCCGCACCATGCGGTGCAGCCGGTCGTTCAGCCCTCGGCCGGTCTTGATCGGCGCCGAGACCTGCCAGACGAAAGGGAGGGGGGTGGATCCGGGTGGACCGGGTGGATCCGGGTGTTTTTCCCTTAAGCCAGAAACTGCGGTCTCCCGGTAGACCTCGTTTTTTTCTTTAAGATCAAAATACCCGGATCCACCCGGATCCACCCCGCGCCGCTTTTGCAACGCCCTGAATTCACGCATGGAAATTTTCATGCTGGATCCGGGTGGCGAGAGGGAGCGCGGTAGACCCGGCTTCGGGTCCCGTTGGCATCGCGCTTGCGGCCGTACTTCCAGCCGAGGCCTTCGAGCGCCTCGGCGACCCGGCGTTGATCCGCCACGGACCAGCGCTCAGGGTCCTTCTTGATGACCTCGACGAGTACCTGACCGGTGGTCACCTCGTCGTACGCGGGCCGGCGCTTCAACCAGTCGCGGATCATCGGCGCCCAGTCGTCTTCGGCCTGGTAGTCGGCGTTGTGCTCGGCGAGCACGGATTCGTATTCCGGCTCGAGCCACCACTGCTCACCGCGGCCGACGAGCGCGGCTGCTTCAGCCATGAGCTGCTCGCGGTGCTCGGTTACCCACGCGACGTCGACGCCCTTCACTCTCACCGGCCAGAAGCGTCTGGAGCCGGTGGGATCGTGCAGAAACTGCTCGTCGTTGGTGGTGCCGACGATGACGCAGTGCCGTGGCGCTTCGACCAGCTGCTCTTTCCAGAGCGGCCGGTACACGTCGACCTGCTGTGAGAGGAACGACTTGATTGCCTCCGCGTCTCTCGCGCGGCGCATGGAGGTGAGCTCGGCCCACTCGATGATCCAGCTCGAGCGCATCACCCGCTTGCCGTTGTCGTCGTCCACCTTCACGGCCGCATCGGTGAAGTACTCGCCACCGACAGCTCTGCAGAACCGCGACTTCCCGCAGCCCTGCGGCCCGAGCAGCACCATCACCGTGTCGACCTTGCAGCCGGGCTTCAGCGCGCGCGCGGCGGCACTGAGGAACCACTTCCGCATCAGGTGCGCCGAGAGCCCGTCGAGTTCCTGCCCGAGTGCACGGGGCAGAGTGACGCTCAGCCGCTCGACGCCGTCCCACTTCAGGCCCTTCACCCAGTCGGTGAGAGGGTGGAACCGGTGACGGGAGCCGAGCAGCTCGAGCGCGGAAGCGACTTCGGTGCTGGTGAATTTGAGCGGCTTGCCTTCGATGCTGCGGCCCTGTTGCTCGAGCCCATACCGAATGGCCGAGAGGTCTGTGCCTCTGAGCGGCTTCGTGCCCAGGCAGACGTCACCCGTCATCTCTGACTGGCGCAGCTCGCCGCGGCCCATGATGGCCTCTCGGTGCACTGGATCATCGAGCAGCGCGAGCAGGGTGCTGAAGTCCTGCCCGTACCTCTCGACTTTGAAGTGCGAGGGGAGGGCGACCGCCGCGCCGATCGGCAACTTCAGCTGTGCGTCACCCGCACTCTGTCCAGGCTCCGCGCCGATGGCGCGCGCGAGCTCGGCCGGCGGCCACGCCGCATCACCCTGAACCTGGCGCCACGCGGCAACGTCCTTCCAGTCGTCGGGCGTGGTGATGATGACGGCGTGCCCACCGCGCAACGCGAGCCGCTGCGAGAGCAGAACGAACTCCCGACGGCTCTCGTTCTTCGGCCGGTCGTTCTGCACGAAGAGAGCGAAGAGCTTGCCGTCGATGGGAATGCCCGCGCGGTCGAGCTCATCAGCCAGCTTCGCGAGTCCGCCCTTGCCAGGCGCGCCCACCACCGGCACTTCCTTCGGCGCCCAGTCGCGCACGCTGAGGGTGTCCGCCATGCCCTCGGTGACACAGATGAGAGGCGCGCCTTCGATGAGCTCGGGCTGGCCGAAGAAGGTGCCCTGCGTCGTCGAGCCCTTCAGGCTCATGATTTTCGGCTCGCGCGAGGTCGGCTCACGCACGAGGCGGAACTGGATTCCCTTTGCGTTGCCGACGACGTCCCGCAGCAGCATGCCGATGCGCCGGCCCTGACGCGCGTTGACCTTCACCTTTTGATCCGGGTGCTTCTCGTGCGCGTACCGGACGAGTTCGCCGGGGTGGAGTTGCCGCTGCTCGAGGTAGGCCGAGCCCGACACGTCCTCGGTGGCCAGCGCGTTCCACACCCGCTGCACCTCCTGGGTGGAGAGCTTTTCGGGGTTCTCAGCCGGTGGAGTCGGCACCAGCTGCAGCGGCGGGCGACTCGCCGGCGTCGCGAGCCCGCGCAGGTGCGCGATGGCCTCGGCAGTGGTCCAGCCGCGCACCGCCATCAGCAAGTCGATGAGGGTGCCACTGTGCTCGCAGCGGAAGCACTTCACCCGGTAGCAGTCCTTCGCCGCGAAGACGACGACGTTGGCCGGACGGTCCGCGCCGTGATCTCTGCACCCCTCGAACGGGCACTTCAGCCGGTCGCCGACGCGCAGGCACTTCTCTTCCGCGACACGGTAGAGCGCTTCTTTCCCGTGGGAGCGCAGCAGCTCGGGAAGCTCAACTTCAGGGAGATTCATTGTCCTGCCCTCTGTGCTGCGAGCTGAGCGAGGGCGTCATCGCTCCACTGGCGCGGCGGCCACTCGGTCTCTCCGGAGAACCACCGGTACCGGCCCGCGGCCTGCTTCACGTTCCCGTGACACCGCTCGACGAATCGGAAAAACGACTGCTGCTTCGAGAGCACGTCGAGCCGCTTGAATCTCTCGGCGCGGCCCTTCCGCTCTTCCTCTTTCGCCATCGCCGCCTGCCATGCGGCCGACTCGGAAACCTGCACCGCGATGCCCTCAGCTGCTTCTGGCAACTCTTTCGGCGGCTCGCGGAACCCGCAGCTCGCACAGGGCCACTGGTCAATGACGTTCCTGCATGCAGGGCAGCTGGTGACCCGGGCCGCGCCGTCACCGTCTCGCATGGCGCCCCGCTCGACTTCGGCGGTGAGCTCGGGGCTCCAGCTGCGCTCGGCGTAGGGGTGCCCGTGCGCACCGAAGATGCCGGCGTGGTCGTGAATTCTCGCCACCGTCTTCCCCTCGAAGGGGCGGAGCCCGCGGCCGATCATCTGCAGTGCGAGCGAGGTGGAGAGCGTCGGCCGACAGAGCATCACGCACTCGAGCGACGGCTCGTCCCACCCCTCAGTGGCGACGTTCACGTTGCAGAGCACCCGCGTCGCGCCTGAACGAATGCGCGCGAGAATGGCCGCGCGCTCACCGGCGGGCGTCGAGCCGTCGAGGTGCTCGGCCGCCACGCCGGCGTCGCGGAAGGCGAGGGCCATCGCCTGGCTGTGCGCAATCGTGCAGGCGAAGAGCACCGAGCGCACCCCGCCGGCCCGAGCCTTCCACTCCTGCACCACGTTTCCGACCAGCTTCGGAGCGAGCGCCGCGGCCTCCATTGACTGGCCGGTGAAGTCGCCACCCTTCACCTTCGCGGAAGACGTCGAGACCGCGACGAACGTCCAGCCAACAACGTTGGTGAGGTAGCCCTCGTCGCGCAGCTTCGCCGGCGTGCTCGCGATGACGTGCGAGTCGAAGACATCAGCGAGCCCCTTCCCGTCGAGGCGCCACGGTGTCGCGGTGAGCCCGACCACGCGCGCGCCAGCGTGGAACTTCAGGACCTCGCCGTACTGACTGTCTTCGACGAAGTGGTGCGCCTCGTCGATGAAGATGAGGTCGACCGAGCGGAGGAGATCCGGGTGACGTGCAAGCGTCTGCACCGACGCCACCTGCACCGCACGCTGCAGGGCCCGCGGCTGGCCGGCGATGATGAGGCCCGGCTTCACGCCGCAGCGCATCAGCTTGTCTGCGGTCTGGGTGATGAGCTCGCGGCGGTGGGCGAGGAAGAGCGCGCGAGAACCACGGGCCTCGGCGGCGCTGATGATGGAGCTGGCGATGACAGTCTTGCCGCCGCCGGTGGGGCAGATGATGAGGCAACGCTTCGCCCCGCGGCGGAACTGCTCGCGGGCGCCTTCGATCGCCGCTTCCTGGTAGGGCCGGAGCTGCATCACGCGGCACCGCCGTTGAGAACTCGAAGCCAGCGGCGCTTTCGTTCGGGGTGCACGGCCGGAGCGCGGCGCCGAGAAGGCCGATCGTGCTCGCCTCCGCGGGTGAGACCCATGTCGATGAAGCCCGCCGCTCGGAGAGAGGTCCCGGGCTCATCAGGCAGCGTGTACGTCCAAGCTTCTCGGTACCCGAGGGCCTTTGCAGCTCGACAAATTGAGCCGTACAGCATCGAGCAACCGTTCTTGACGCCGTCGGTTGCGACGCGGGAGATCACGATCCGGCCCGTTCCCTGCCAGAGACGCGGCGGGTTACCGGCGATCGCTACGCCCACCACGTCTTCGTCGTGATCAACGATCGACGAAGCGAAAAGTCCGCCCTGCACTCTGGGGAGGTGGCGGTGGAGGCGACGGACCCATGCCTTCGCGCCCGCGATCGTGATCGGTTTGATTTTCACGCGACCCCCGGTGGCGTTGGAGTCGGCGGCGCAGCGACGGCAACCACCTCTGACTTCGCCGGCCCGCATGAGGGGCAGGTGCCCTCGGTCCGTTCAGGCTGCTTGTGCGCGCGAAGGAGAATCGCGTGGAAGCACTCGAAGCGGATTTGCCAGACCGGGACGACCTGCCCAGAACCGACGCGGGTGATCTTCAGCACCTTCCGGCGCACGCCCTCGGCGCTCATGCGGCGCTCCGCACGCTTCCGCCCGTCTCGCTGTTGCAGTGCGAGCAGGCCGGTCTGATGTTGTCGCGGGTGTACCCGCCGCCGAGAGCACCGGGCACGATGCGGTCGACGGTGATGGTGTTGTCGCTGAGAAGGCAGCCGCACCGGTAGCAGCGGCAGAAGCCGTCGACGTCGGCCGCCCAGCTCTGCAGCAACCAACGGCGCCGAGCTCGACGATCATTCGAAGAGCCGCGCGCGTTGCGGTTCGTGGTTCCTCTCACGGCGCGGCCTCCGCTGCAGGCGCCGCGGTGCAGACGTGCGCGAGGTGACCAGGCGCGCGGCAGTGCAGCTCGCCGCAGTCGTCGCAGCGCAGCTTCTCGATGCCGCACGGGCAGAAGTTCGGCCGCTGCGCGAAGAGCTTCGCTTCTTTGGGCGCGGCCGCGTTCCACCGGCGTCGACCAACGTACGCGCCGATGTCCGACGGCTCGAACGTCGTGATGACGATGGGCAGGTGCTCCGAGCACCGGCCGAGCGGGTTGTCCCCGTGAGACTTCCTGCCGCAGAAGCAGAACCCGGTCGCCATAGTCAGCCCTCCGCCATCGGTGAGCCGGTGCGCACGCCGGCGTAGGCATCGAGCGGCCGCGCCGGCTCTTGCCCTTCACCGAGCAGCCGCGCGAAGGCGCCCCGCTCGTGCGCGTGGGCAGTGGTGTGGCCGTCGAGCAACTTGCAGCGCAGGCCGGTACCGAGACAGCGCGCCTTGCACTGCGTGCGGAAGCCCGTCTTCACAACCGCCGCGGGGCTCACAACCGAGATCACCTGTGCAGCAGCCGGCGGCGGCTTCGGCGCGTCGGGCACCCGCTTGTCCGGACCGACGTGCAGGCCGGCGCGGTTCACCATGCGCTTCCAGCGCTCGAACTCGGCGTCAGTCACGGCTCACCGCCGCGGTGCGCTTGATGTTCTCCAGCCAGCCTTCGCAGAAGTCGGTGATCAGCTGCTGCCCGTCGAAGCCGAGGGCATCAGCGACCAGGTGGAACTTCTTCAGCACTGCCCGGTTCGGGTTCGCCGCAGCGGGCTCGCCCGCGGCTCTCGCAGTCTGCTGAGCCGCATAGCTGCTCTTCTGGCACTTCGTGCAGATGCCGCTTTTGTTGTTGGTGTGAAGGGGAACGGCGTTGCACTGCGAACAGAGTCTGGCTTCGGGCATGGCGGTGGCCTTTCCGGGCACGGGTTGACGACGGGGACAGCGCGAGGGAGAAAGAGGGCGGCGGTTCAGCTCGCCTGCTCAAACCGAGAGAGCAGACGACGGGCGCGGACTCCCAACGGAACCCTGTTCTTGCGGCCTGTTACGTTTGTGACACCACGTCGAGCCGCTGCTACCTTCGGAGCGCTCGTAAGCCTCTGACTTCGCTCAAGTCGGAGAACTTCGCCGGAGCGCCATTCAGGTCGGCGGGAGGCTTCGAATCCCGCCCTGGGCAACCCAAGAGCCTCAACGTTCTCAAGACGTTGGGGCTCTTTTTTTGTCTGTGTCACAGCCGGTGTAACAACTCCGCGGATCTTCAGAGCGGCTACGGCTTCACACAGAGCCGGCCACGGGAGTGACGTGTAGAGGTCCATCACGTCTGTTTTCGGGCCGTGCGTCACCCAGCGGAGAACGTCGGTCCGCGCACCGTCGGCGATGCCCAGGCTGATGAAGGTGCGTCGGGTGTCGTGGAACCGGCGGTGACGCAGGCCCAGCGTGGTGAGATCCGCCGCCAGCCCCTCGAGCACGTTGTTGTCGGTGAGTGCTCGGCCCCTCTGGTTCGGCACCAGGAGATCTCCATCGCGAGGCTTGCGGCCGAAACACGACGCCCACCCGGTGGCCTTCCACTCAGCCAGCAAACCAGCGAGCACCGGGTGAACCGGAACAGAGCGCGGCCGCGCAGCCTTCGTGCCCTTCACGGCCTTGTTCTTCCGGGTGTAGCTGCTGTGAACCGCGAGCGAGCCGAGTGGGGTGGCGCTGTCGTCGTAGCAACCCCACGTCAGCGCCGCGATTTCACCCTCACGCATTCCGGCCAGCAACCCGAAGCCGTAGACGACCCGGCGGAAGAGCGGCACGCGGGCGTCGCCCACCAGCTGCTCAACCTCTGGCCGGGTGTAAACGGCCGTTGCCCGCCACTGGCGGTTCGCGTCTTTGCGGCCGGGCAGCTCGTGCCGTGAGAGCACGCAGGGGTTCCGGGCGACACGTTCCTGCCCGAGCGCGTCTTCGAAGAGCCGGTGCAGCGCTCCGTAGATGTTCATCACCGTGCGCGGAGCCAGCGCGACGGCGGCCTTGTCACCGCGGGCCACCGTCTTGCTCTGGATCTTCGCCATCAGCTCCCGCACGTGAGAGCTGCGGACTTCGTCGAGCACCATGTGGCCGAGCTCGGGGAGGACGTGATCTCGCAGGCGCGCGTTGTCGTCGCGTGCAGAGGTGAGCCCGCGAGCCTTCCGCGCCTGCACCCAGAGCTCGCAGAACGATGCAAGCGTCTGCATTCCAGCGTGCGGCAGTTCGCGCCGACGGGCCACCGTGTCTTCAATCGCCTGCAGTGCGGCCTTTGCGCGGCGCTCTTCGCCCAGGCGGAAACCAGAGCTGCGGTAGACGCGGGTGCCATCAGGCCCCTTGAAGGCCAGCCAGAGCAGATCGCCGCGGGCGTAAACGGTTCCCATCAGCGCACCTTCCTCTTTGGCAGCGTCGCCAGAATTTCAGCCGCGCGCTCTTCGGGGTCCACCGCCTTGCCTGCGGGCTTCGCTTGGCGGGCAAGGAACTCAACGACGTCGGGCCACTGAAAGCGACGCATGCGGCCAGATCCAAGAACCCGAAGGCCCTCGGTCGCCCATTTCTTCACCGTGCCGGGCGAGACGCCTGCACGCTTCGCAGTTTCAGCCAGCGAGAGCAGGCCCTCGACCTTTTGCGGTCCAACCGTGCCGAGGGCCGTGCGGAGTTCTTCTCGCACCACGTCGCGCACCGCCGACTTGAAGAAGTCGTCGAAACTCACGCGCGCACCTCACGAACCAGCGCGTGCAGACGCCTGCACTCTGCTGTTACCGCTTCGGCGGCGAGCGCTTCTTCGATCTCCTTTGAGGCTTCGGTTTCGAAGTCGGTCCTGCTTTTGGGAGTGCGAGGCCAAGCTGCTCCTGTCTCTGCCACGCTCTTTCGACGAACTGATCTACCCAGGTCTTCGCCTCTCTCTGTGCCCTCATCCTGTTTGCCTTGCTGATTCACCGAGCCCCACTCCTCTCGGCGCCTACGGTCGAGCAGACCGTCCGCAGTTCGTAGCAACGAGGGGTGACACGGAAACGTTTGTTCAGTCATTTCGACCGGTTCCTTCCTCGCCGCTTCGCGCACAGGCGCAATTCAGTGGAGCGGGTCGACTGACCCGCTGATCATTTCTTTTTCTTCGGAGGGTTTCGGCGAACCGCCGCGACCGACTCCGCGTACGCCTTCACCGCCGCAACTTCGCGGAGGCCCGATTTTCCGGCTTCGCCTTCGTCCTTCACCACCGGAAGCGGACCGAACTCCGCCTCGTAGCCAGCAACAAAACGCGCGAGCGCGCCGTCCACGATCTTGTTGATCGTGATCGTGCCGGCCTTCTTCTTCTTCGCTGAAGCTGCCTGGAACATCAGCGTCTCGGCGGCAGACATCACCTCGAGCTTTCGCTTCAGAGCGTTCGAGACGCGGATGTGAAGCAGGCCATCGCCATCGTCCTCGGTCTCTTTGCCCGGGTACCAGTGCGCGTCGTTCATGGCCTCAACGTACCCAACGAACATCGTGCGATGCTCCTCCTTTCCTCTCAAACGTATATACCTACGATTGAGATAAAACAAGCCGGGAAATTTTGTATCAAAGTCTTGTAAGTAAGTTTGAGACGTGTTACTCCTTGGTCGTCGGACGGCGCGGGCGGGCAGGTCGGCGGTGGCGAGCGGTGAGGCGACTCACTGAGCGGCGAGCAGGGCAGGGCAGACCACGGAGGCAGTCATGGCGAAGCGGACGGAGCACGAGGCGTACAGACTGAAGAAGACGTTCTCCCGGGCGACGAAGCCGGGACCGAAGGCGTGGCTCGCGCAGCTGGTTCACCAGTTGGTGGCCTGCTCGATGCGCGCGGTCCACCGTCGCGAGTGCGAGGTGGAGTGCCAGTGCGAAGACGACGCGTGGCAGGACTTCGCGGACACCTGCAAGGCACACGGCCTCGACGTCGACGCCACCGACGTTCCGTTGATCGCGTACCTCTGGCGGGAGTTCGAGGCGGCCGCGTCGTTCCGCGAGCCGGGCCCGTATCTCGCTGGCCTCGTTGCTCACAAGGCGGCGTTGGCCGCGCGTGAAGCGCAGGCGGAGAAGCAGATCGCCGACTTCAAGGCCGCGATGCGGGAGGCCGCATGAACTGCCCTCACTGCGATGAGACAGACCACGGTCTCGCCGAAATCGACTGGAGCTGTGGCTGCACGCACGACGGCTGCGACACGACCGAGCACCGCGCTTTCGCGGCGTCGGAACAGTGCCGTGACTGCGCGGCCGCCGAAGAGAAGGCCGAGTTCCGCCGCAACAACCGCCCGGGCAGTGCGCTGCGCAGCGGAGCCGAGCGATGAGCGCACCCAAGTTCACGCCGGGGCCGTGGCACGTCTCACTCGGAAGGATCGCCGGGGTTAAGGGCGAGCACGAGGTGGTAACGACTGATCGCGCTGCGGTCGGCGTTTTTTCCGACAACAAAGAGGTTCGCGAAGCGAATGCTCATCTGATCGCCGCGGCGCCCGACCTTTTCGCGGCACTGGAGAAATCGGTGCGGTGCATCTCGGCGCTCATGCCGGGCGCCGACGACTTCCTCCTCCCTGAGGCAAGCAGGGTCGCCGTGGCCGCGCGCGCCGCGCTGGCGAAGGCGAGGGGCGCATGAGCGACAACCGGAAACTCAGCGCGGACCTTCTCACCGCGCTCGCTGAAGTCGCCATTCACGGCGAGCCGCTCCAGCGCGCCCTCGCCGCCGAGAATCTCCGACAGATTGCGCAGCGTCTCCTCGACGCGTGCGGTCGCTACGAGCTGCTGCTCGCTCCGGCCAACCCGGTCGACACCCGCCCGAAGGCTCCCGTGCTGCAGCTGGTCCAGGGCGGTGCGCGATGAAGTTCATCGGCCCCGAGCTTCCGATCCACGTTCGGCCCGTCGCTCACACTGAGTACGACCGCGCCGAGAAGGCACTCAAGGCGAAGCCCGGCATCTGGGCGCTCGTCGACACCTTCGAGCACCACGGCCTGAAAGAGCGGTGGCGCACGCACCTTCGCTGCCGTGGCTGCGAGGTGAAGTCGCGCTCCGTGAAGGACCCGGCCGGTGTGCAGCCGTCGAAGTTCGAACTCTACGCCCGCTGGCCGGAGGCCACCCGATGATCGCCATTCTCTCCACGCTGCTCACGCACTCGCGGCTCAAGACGTTCCGCCAGTGCAAGCGTCTGCACTTCTTCAAGTACCTGCAGGGTTACCGCCCGGTCGAAGACGCGGAAGAACTCGCGTTCGGTTCTCTCTTCCATCTCGGCCTCGAACAGTGGTGGCTCGGGGTGAAGAACGGCGCTCCAGTCGACCTTTGGCTCACCGTCGCCCTCTCGGCGGTGCGCGGGGTGAAGGACGTCGATCCGTTCCACCTGGCGCTGTGTGAGGTGATGCTCGCCGGCTACCACGCGAGGTGGTGCGACGCGGCGGCCGACTTCGAAGTCCTCGGCGTCGAGAATCAATTCATCATCGCACTGCGCAACCCGGCCACGGGCGCGAGCTCGCCGGCGTGGAAGCTGGCCGGGAAGCTCGACGTGAAGGCCCGGCGTCGGAGTGACGGTACCGTGGGCTTCATCGAGCACAAGACGGCCGGCGGGGACATCTCCCTGGGCTCGTTCTATTGGGCACGGCTCCGTCTCGACGCCCAGGTCTCCATCTACTTCGACGGCGCGTCGGGCGCTGAACAGGCGGAGTGGTGTCTCTACGACGTCGCCGCGAAGCCTTCTCAGCGGCCGTTGAAGGCGACGCCCATCGAGAGCCGGAAGTACTTGAAGAAGGACATGCCCGACGGCCGCAAGGCGGGGACGCTCTACGCGGATCAGCGCGAGAACGACGAGACGCCTGCAGAGTACCGGGCCCGGCTGGCCGACGTGATTACCGCCGCGCCCGACGAGTACTTCGTGCGGGGTGAGGTGGTCCGCCTCGAGGCCGAGCTGCAGGAGGCCCGCGCTGAAATCTGGCAGCAGGCGGCAGAAATGCGGGAGGCGATCAACGCCAACCGTCACCCCCGCAACGTCGAGGCCTGCGGCTTTGGCCAGCGCGTCTGCGCCTTCTTCGCGGTCTGCAGCGGCGCTGAGTCGCTCGACAACCCCCGCCTTTTCACTCGCACGGACAACGTGCACGCCGAGCTCGCGGCGCCTCCCAGCGAGCAAAGCCCGAAAGAGGTGGGCGCAGCATGAGCACGACACCCGCAGCACCGAAGCCGGCGGCGACGAAGCCGCCCTCCCGAATGAAGTTGTCCAACGTCATCAGCGGCAAACTGCAGGAGCCCTGGCGGATCCTGCTCGATGGAGTCGAGGGCATCGGCAAGACGACGCTCGCCGCTGACTGCCCGGATCCGATCTTTCTTGGCACTGAGGACGGTACCGGTCACCTCGACGTCAAGCGCTTCGCCAAGCCGGAGACCTTCGAGGACTGTCTCGATGCGATCTACGAGCTGCGGAAGGGCCAGCATTCCTTCAAGACGCTGGTGGTCGACACCGTCGATCACATGGAGCCGCTCATCTGGGCTCACGTCTGCGCTCGCGACAACCAGGAGAACATCGAGGGGTACGGCTTCGGGAAAGGCTTCCAGGTGGCGCTTGATGAGCACCGCCGGTTCTTGAAGGCCCTCGAGCAGCTCCGCGCTGAGAAGGGGATGAACATTCTGCTGCTCGCCCACGTGGCGATGCGGACGTTCAAGAACCCCGAGGGGCCTGACTTCGATCGCTACGAGCTCAAGCTCAACCTGAAGGCCGCTGGCCTCTACAAGGAATGGGTCGACGCGGTGCTCTTCGCCAACTGGGATCAGTTCGCGGCGAAGAAGAAGAACGAGAAGGAAGGCGTCTTCGCGAAGGGGAAGGGTGTGTCGACCGGCGCGCGGCTGCTCTTCACCCAGCGCACCGCCGCTTACGACGCGAAGAACCGCTTCGGGCTCCCTCAGTCGCTTCCGCTGGAGTGGGCCGCGCTCGACCAGGCAATGCGCGAAGGGCAGCCGTCGACTCCGGCGGATCTCATCGCGGAAATCACTCGCAAGGCGGCTGACCTCACCGCCGCAGACAAAGACGCAGTGACGGCCGCGCTCACCCGGGCGGGTCAGGACGTCGTGAAGCTCGAGCAGCTCAACAACTGGTGCAACTCCAAACAGGCCGAACAGGCCGGAAAGGCAGCGTGAATCACATGGACGTCAGCGAATTGAAGGGGCGGTACAAGGCGAAGGCTCAGGAGTGGGGTCTCGGTCAGAGCTCGAAGGGCACGGAGCAGGTCGGCGTGCTGTTCGAACTCACCGAGGGTGATGCGAAGGGAATCCGCATCACCTGGTACGGCTCGTTCTCAGAAGCCGCGGCCGCGTTCACGCTGAAGGGGCTCCGCGCGTGTGGTTGGGAAGGCACCGACGTGCTCGAGCTCGAGACGGCGCACGCCGGCCTCGACAAGAACGAAGTCTCTCTGGTCATCGAGCAGGAGGAGTACCAGGGGAAGACCTCCGCGAAGGTGCAGTGGGTCAACCCCATCGGCGGAGTCGGGCTGAAGACGCCGTTGGATCCCGCGCAGAAGCAGTCATTTGCCGCGCGCATGAAGCAATTCATTCTCGCTGAGGAAGCGGGCACTGCGAAGCCGGCGGCCACCAAGCCCGTCTCGAGCGCCGCACCCAGAAGAGACCCGCGCCCGTCTCCGCCTCCGCTGACGGGCGACATTCCCTTCTGATCTGAATTCTCACTGGGGTGGGCCGCTGAAGTTCCTCCGTGCGGCGGCCCGCCCCTCCTTTCCCTTTCAACCCGCATCACCACCGAGGTCCGCATGGGCCGCAGCAAACTCGCCGTGTCCGCAGATTCAGAATTCCACGCTACTCCGTCCACGCCGCCGCCGGCGCGCGAGGCGGAGTACTTCGACGCCGTTCCCCTGGCCGACATCAGCGAGTCGCCCACCAACCCGCGGAAGCACTTCGACGACGAGAAGCTCGCCGAACTCGCCGCCAGCATCGGCGTGAAGGGCGTGCTCCAGCCGCTGCTCGCCCGGCCTGCGATGGCCGCGGGGCAGGTGGTGCCTGGCAAGTACGAGCTCATCTTCGGCCACCGCCGCTTCAAGGCCGCGAGGCTCGCGGGCCTCGCCACCGTGCCGCTCAAGGTGACGTCGATGGGCGACGCGGAAGTGGTGGAAGTGCAGCTCGTCGAGAACGACTCGCGAGAAGACCTGAGCCCGCTCGAGCGCGCCAACGGCTACCGGGCGCTCCGCACGCAGTACGGCTACACCGCCGAGCAGATTGCCGAGAAGGTCGGCAAGTCGAAGCGCACCGTCTACGCGACGCTGCAGCTCGGCGACCTGATTCTGATGGCGAAGAAAGCCATGGAGGACGGCGAGCTCTCAGCCGCCTCCGCGCTGGTGATCGCCCGCTTCCCGGCGAAGGTGCAGCCGGGCCTGCTCGAGAGGGCGCTGGAGGAAAACTACGACGGCTTCCGTCCGTCGAGCCGCCACCTGCAGGAACTCGCCCAGCGCGACTTCATGCTCGACCTCGCCAAGGCACAGTTCGACCAGGACGACGCGGAGCTGGTGAAGAGCGCAGGCGCCTGCACCAACTGCCCGAAGCGCACCGGTGCGCAGCCCGAGCTCTTCGAAGACGCCAAGGGGCCGGACCTCTGCCTCGATCTCCCGTGCTTCCGCGCGAAGCAGGCGGCCTGGCTGAAGCTGCAGGAGAAAGCCGGGCGGCCGGTGCTCTCCGAAGCCGAGGTGAAGAAGACGTTCTACAGCAACGGAGATCAGCTCACCTACAACAGCGGCTTCCGGATCGCCGACGAGAAGGAACACGGCGCGAAGAAGACGTTCGGCCAGTTGGTCGACCCGGCAAAGATTGTCCTGGCGAAGACGCCGGCCGGGAACGTGGTGGAGCTGGTGAAGGTCGACGATCTCCCGCGCGAGAAGAGTTCCGCAGTGCCGGCGGTGCCGACCGGGAAGTCACCGGAGGACAGAAGACGAGAGCGCGAAACGAAGGTGCGCGCCCGTGCGCTCCTTCTCGCGGTCGACGTCTTTTCCCAGGACGACGCGGTGAAGAAGCGGGGCGACAAGTTCCTCCGGCTGCTCGCCATCGGCCTGCTCGCGGGTGCCCAGCAAGAGCCGAAGAAGGCCCTCTGCAAACGGCTCGGGCTCGCGCTCGATGGCACCGACGCGGACTCCGTCTTGATGAAGCACCTCGAGGAACTCGACGGCGCGGTGTTGTCGCGCGTGTTGGTGCACCTCGCGTGCGCGGAGCTGGTGCAGGTGAGCCACTGGTCCCAGGGGTTCGGCGACAGCATCGAGGCAGCGGCCGAGTTGATGGACGTCGACCTGAAGGAACTCAAGAAGCGCGCGAGCCACGAACTCGCCGCGGAAGAGAAAGAGAAGGCCAAGGCGAAGAAGGGGAAAGCGGCTTGAGCCCGACTCTTGAAGGGGGGGGCGGTGAGCGTCTGGGCACAGATCGACCGCCTGAACTCTCAGCACCAGGCACGCGAGACCGAACTCCGCGTCGAGCTGCTGCAACAACCCGCCGGCATGTCGCGGCGGTGGAGCGTCACTCCGGCCGGTGAGTGGGTGGTGCGGCACACGGGCAAGGGCAAACACGCGGAGTTTTTCCGCGGACCGTTCGACGTGGTGCTCGCGGCGTTGGTGAAGCGCCGGGAGGACGCAGCAGCGAAGCGCGCCGAGTTGAAGGCGAAGCGCGAGGCAGAGAAGAAATCCAAGGCCGACGCGAAGGCAGCAAAGGCCGCAACCAGGAAGACGAAGAAAGGGAAGGCAGCATGAACGCTGAACCGATGAATACAACCGCTCGCCTGTACGGAGACCGGTTCGCGAAGGAAGGCCTCGAGGTCCGGTACGTCGACGGCGTGCCGGTCATCTCTCGGCCGAAGACGGTGCTCGAGCGGTTCCGCATCGCGAAGGTCGCGCGCGAGCTCGGCCTCAAGGCGACGGTCTACGCGGACGGCGTGACGCTGGCTCCGGTGACGCCGTGATCTACAGTAACGAAGACCTGCAGCGGGCAATCTGCGCCGCGCGCTCTGTGATCGTCGCGCACCTGAAGGACGGCGGAAAAATCGAAGAGATCGCCGGCTTCTCTCCGACCAATTGGGCGCAGGTCGTCACCAGCTGGGCGACGGCCACCGCAAAAGGTCAGCCAGCGCCAGCCGTTCCTCTCTCGAGCGACGCAGAGTTGATGACGAAGCTTGTCGTGGCCAATGCCGAGGTCGCGGAGATGAACGTCGACCTGCAGTACCGGCTGGCCGCGTCGGAAGCGGCGGCGGGGCAGCTTCGGGCGGCGCTGGAGAAGATCGATAAAGGACTCGATGACGCT